TACCGCCGTATCCCTCTCGATGGCTGTGAGCGAAACGTAAAGTTGCCGTTTGATGGTGCGCTGAAATTTCATTGGCCCTCCTTATAGTTTTGAAACGAATTCTTGTGCTTCCGGCGTCAAGGCAGGCCGGATCATAAATAGATCTGTTAGTTACCATGAAGAAATCTTTAAAATGCTCCTGAGTCATGTGCTGTTTCTACCACATCCTTTACAAACTGTCATATCACCTCCTTACTAGTGCGTGCTGTGCGATGTATAAAGGTGCCATGGCGCAAGCCTGCCGTGCCTACATGAAGCGCTTACTGAAATGGATGACCAGCAAAACACTTGTCATTTTTTCTATCGTTATGACACGAGTTAAATGATGGGCATGGTGGCATCCTTAACGCACTCGTTTGCTGTTGCAACTCCTCATCGAAGGCAACCAATATTTGATCTACCATATTAAGTTTGATAGGCAACCGAGATAGCGCACTGCGAAGAGCTGTAATTGCAAGCTGTGTATGTTGTTTGTCTGTGCCCGGTGATTTCACAGTGTTCTGCTGGGCGACAATTACACCACTATTGATTAACGCTTGTTTGAGAAGACGACAACTTTCCTCATCTGCAACTATCGCTCGCAAAGACTCGCGCACTATCGGAACTAATATTTCATCATCACTCACAATCTACCACCCTTCTCGCCTGGCTTATAATAACACTCTTATCGGACATTACAAACAACGTTTACAGCACTCGCTCGAAGTACAGCCTATTAAACCCTTACATTTTCTCTTCGTTCATTATGACTCTTTCTCTAAAAATTCGGTATATTTGGATCAATTCCCAGTCCATAATTTGTACCTGCTTGTTCATTTGCATCTGTATTTGTTAATATTTCAGTAAATAATGCATCGATATCATCTATTTCATTATTGGCAAATCTTGCCCTCACTCCGTCACGACGTTCTTTGTCATATCCAACCCATTTAATCAAATATTCTAATTGCTTTTCCATTGTTTTAGTCACAGGTATTTTTCTTTTTAACGTCTCTTTCAAAACATCAGTGTTTAAATCAGTTTGACCATCAGTTTTATATAAACCAAATGCGTCATACATTGCCTCATTAACTGCATGTTTTATTTCGCGACCTGCTAAACGATCGCAAACACTTGCTAATTCGTCTAAATTAAATTTTGAAGGATCTCTATTGTTATTTCGAATTTGAATCTGTAATATTTCTTTTCTTTCATTAGTATCAGGCGGACCAACATAAAATACAGCATCATATCTCGATACTAATTCAGGCGGTAAAAAATGTATTTGATTACATGTAGCCATATTAAATATCCATGAATTATTATTATTCATCCAAATCAGATATATACCAATCGTACGAGCTGTTGTCCCAGCATCAGAGAATGAAGAACTTTGTAAACCTGCAAATGCTTTTTCTACTTCATCAATGAAAAGCAGAGCTGGCGCCATACTTTCTATCCTCGCTAAAGCCATACGCATGTTACCTTCACTCTCACCAACTCTTGATGAATATACTTTTGATGGATCAAATTCAATCAAATTTAAATTCCATTCATTTGCAAGAGCTTCGCAAATTAAAGATTTGCCGCACCCTGGCAAGCCTATAAGTAAACACCCTTTTATTAAAGGCAAACCGAATTTTTGCCCGTCATTAGTCCACCCGCCATACATTTTTTTAAGCCATTTTTTTAACCTACCTAATCCACCAACATCTTTAAATGAAATTTTTGATTCTTTAAATTTCAAATGAGTCGATTTATTAATAGCTTCTCTTTTCAACATATTGATAATCGATGGATCGAGCCGGCCTTTACCTGATTTATCGTCTCTCCTTGTAATATCAATACATGCAGTTATCGTTTGGTGAATTTGTGATACTACAATGCCTTTTAAAGAATTGATAATTTCAAAGTCAGTCCGTATTTCAACCTGCTTTTTCTTATCTCTAATAGCACCATTAAATTTTGCAACCCAAGAATTTATTTCTTCTTTAATTTCATTTTCTGTTGGATATGGATACGTAAATACATCAATATACTTTTCTAATTTTTCTGGTAAATGTAATTTTGACGACATTAGTATTATAATCTTTAAATTACTATCACTATTGTCAGCCTGAATAACAAAATCTTTTATTCGTCGAACAACCTGCGCGTCTTCTAAATGATAATCAGCTTCAGTGATTATATAGATCTGACGACGATCTTTTTTATTCTGCGTATAAATATGAATTAATGTATTATGAATATCTATCGTCGCACTATCAATTTCGCCTTTTTTTTCGTCAATATCTCTTTTATAATTTGCAATAGACTTAATACCAATTGTCGATTTATAGACGTAAACTTCTGTAGCAAATTTATTAGATTGTCTTTGTGACATATTATCGATACCTAAAATAGACCTGTGCTCATCGTCTGTGAGAACATAAATTACGGGCGTTATTTGGTCTAATTTAGATTGCAAATAATCTATTGAAGTCATATTCATAATTTTTTCTTCTTCTGTCGTAAAAAATATCGTGCTAATTCACGAGAACATAAGATACTTAAATAATAGAAAAACATCCCATACTCTGTACCAAAGATTTTCTATTACCTAAACTGAAAACCTCGAACTTGAATAAGTCCAAGGAAACTCTATATCTCAATTTAAAGTTTTTTACTTTGCTATATAAGTCTTTCCATGAGTCCGAGTCTGTCAAAGATTTTAGAGGCCTCAAATTCATTACTTCCAATGTATGAATAAGAGCATCTTTAACTTCCTTAAACTCAGGAAATATAGCAATTTTCTTAGGACGTGCCTTTATCTTATTTTTCTTTAACCCATGAAATTTAACTCTTGCCTTTGTTGAAGAATCCTCTATAAAAGACAAATAAACTCTACGATTTATTTCTATAGAAGCCGCTACTGCATCCGGATAATTACTATGAACCAAATTACCTATAAATGAACTATATGCAGCAGGAACTTCGTAATATTTTATACTATTTATGACTAATCTCTTTATCAAGTTTTTTGAAAATCTATTATAAGCCCAGAAATTGTTTATCAACCTATTATTTTTATTACCTTTAGTATAATCTTTAGAATATAAATCTAAATTCTCCAAACCAAAAGTACTTACCTGATAGTATTTAGCTATCTCAACAAGTTCTTTGGATATTTCGAATATCTCATACTCTCTTTTATTATTCAAATAAATATTTCTAGGATCATTTGAAGGGGCTCTCAGTTTGAATTGCTCATCATTTATTTTTCTAATGGATAAAATACCGGTAGTTACAATATTAAAATTATTTTCATCTATCCAGTCTACTATAGAGTACCCTATCTCATTTGGATTCATGTCTATAGCCATAAATCTTTTATATATATAGGGGCAGCATGCATTTTCTTTTAAATTATCTTCATCATAAGATATGTATATATGAGAAAGATCGATCCCAATCTGTACCGGCATTTTTTTATTTTCCACCAAATTTTGAATTTTATAGAGATCTCTTTTATAATTCTTTCTTAATTTAGGGAGTTTGATTTCTATCTCAGTATGCCTATCTGGATAAAACATGATCAGATTATTTTCTATCACATCAAACAAGTATTTTCTATTACCTTCTTTGCACGTTTCTCCAACAGAAATCAAAGGATCCAGCCGCATTAGTTTAAAATCTTTTTTCTTTATCTTTTTTAAAACTCTATCTATAAAAAGTTTCTTTCCTCCAAATAGTACCGAGTTCGGTATTCTCTTTTTGTTACCAGGATTTTCTTTATTGTGGCTCTCTATTTGTTTTATGTTTTCTTTTAAAATTCCGTATTTAGAGTTAGCTGTAAAGACTGCTGACTGTTTAAACCAGCTATCTATGTCATCTATATTATTCATGCTATTTACTAAAACCGTTAGATCTTTTTGGTCCAGACTGTTTTCACTATCTTTTATTTTGTTAAAAATATGATGCATGCAGCTATTTTGCTGCTTCATGAGCTTCATAATAATCTCTTTATTATTTTTTGAAGATTGATAGGGGAGTTTTATGGTTATCATTTTTAGTGGTTTTGCTATATAGTATATCAGTAATATACTATATTCGAAATTATTTATCAAATGTGTTTATAGTGTATTTTTATAGATAGATAATTGCTGGATATTTTTCAAGAATTTTCTATTATATTGGGTAAAAAGAAAGATAATACATCACCAAAACATCGGCCGCACATAAATTTCTCAACGGGACATCTTGAGCACGGTCGTGGTAATCTAGACGAAGAAACTATATGCTTAGATCGTGCCATACTTAGAGAAGTATAAAAATATCAAATACGATTTTGCGCCTTTTTTACATTCAGTATTATTTAATAAATCGCGAACTTCTTTTTGATCCATAAGATAAACAGTTATATCTTCAGAATCACCGGCATTTGAACTATTAACTTTACCTTCTGCATTTGCGAATATAATGTAAATACTTTCATCAGTTAATCCAGCACTATTATACGTCAATGGACTTGGATCTCTAAGAAATCGAACAATTTTTAATCCCGTCTCTTCTTCAAATTCTCTAGAAGCTGCCTGTAATACCGTTTCATTTTCATTTATTAATCCTGCAGGACAACCCCATTCATAATCACCAATGGGGACTCTAAATTCTTTTGTAACTACTAATCGACCGTTTACAGTAGCGACAATCATGACTGCTTTTACTTCGTTTGATCGTTGTGCCCATACCCAAGTTTGTATTTCTTTTTTATTGTCTTCATAATGCGTCTCATTAAGATTAACAAACTTAGTATTGCATAAAACGTTTGTATTTAATGTTCTCATAGTTAACCGCACCAAATTTTAGGTTTAAGCTTTGTTTTCTTACTTAATTTATAAATTTCTTCTTTTTCTTTTTCAGAATAAAGTGCGTCTATTATAACATCAGAAAAATCAGGATTAACCCATTCAACAATTATAGTACCGTCAGGTTGAATGATAAATTTTTGTTCTGAAACGACAGTTTGCATTAGTAACTTGCAATAATTTCTATTGTATTATTGACATTATTAATAGAACTTATACGATGACCTTTTTTAGCAATCTCTGCGATGATAAAATTTTTACTGTAATTTTGTTTAATATGATTAACACTTTCATTATACATATTATCGTATTTGATTTCACCAGTATTAGTATTAATCATCATTTTTTGATAACCTTCACCCCAAGTTAAAGTTTCTGCATTAACTTCTCTATAACTGATACCAAGCTCAGTAAGAGTTTGTTTTAAAATCGCAGTATTGCGAATTTCAGTTAAACCAATAACGCTAGTAGACATTCGCACCTCCTATTATATGAATCGAATCTTTGACGGGAACTTCATCGCGCTTGTCTTTTACAGCTTTGATTTCACCAAACGACCCAATAACATTTACGATTTCACTGCATTGATGCTTTTCGTGATTTAAAACATCACAATTCCATGAACCATCGTGATGCACTATTACTTTATATTTCATGATATCTCCTTTTTAGTCATCGAAAAATCTATTAAACTTTTCTTCTAACGTAAATTTATTAATTGGTTGTAAAATGTCAACACCACAACATAATGGTATTACTAAAAAATGTTCGTTGAAAAACTTACATAATTTTAATTTTGATCCTTTATGAATATAAAATTTAAGATTATTGATATTGACATCAATAGTCAAATCTTCTATAGCTGTAATGCAACAGCCATCAGCAAAATCTTTTAAATAGCTGCGATTTATTATCATAATCAATCAAAATCTCATAGATTAATGACTTATAGTTTTTTAAACTCTTCATAAAGTTTGCTGCCATCAATAGCATTAGCATTTACTTTATGATACTTACCTTTATATTTCAAAGAAGCATCACCAAATGTCTTCATATATATAATCTGACAGAACTCAACGAACGGATAAATTTTCACTAGTTTTGTAGCGACGATTTCTAATGTCCAATAATTCTCAAATCCATCATCACCCCAACCAGCAGTTTTATGTACATCAATACCGAGCCTACCTATAGAACTGCGACCCTGAATTTGCGGTACGAATCCAATAGTCTTTGTCATTTCTACTGTTCTACCTAAATACAATTCTCCGGGTGACAAAATAAACCCATCTTCAGGTATGATTATTCGTCTTGTAACATTTTTCTTTTTCATATCTAAAAACGGTGCGCCACAAGCAATACGTTCTAAATAACGATCATCATAAACAAGCAGCTCATTATATAACTTAAGATTATAAGAATTAGGATTAACTCTTGCAGGATCAAAATCTTCAATATAGATATTACCTTGTTTAACTTGTTCAATAATTTCAAGACCTGTAAGAACCATATTAACTCCTAAATGATTTGACCTGTTTAAGAATATCAATACCTTTATCTACCATTTTATCTTTAATGTCTTTAAACCTATCAGAATGTTTATCGACAAATTTCTTCAACGCTTCATCGGGTGCGTCTATATTAGTGATTTTACTAACATTATCGTCAATTACTTCTTTCGAACTTACATTAATACTAGCGCCTGTAAAGTGCCAGCAATTTTCTCGTAAAAATGATTCGATTCTATCGAGTTTTATAGCAGTATAGTATGTCTGTAGCACATCGACTTTTAATTTAACAATCGCAGTTTTTAACTTGTCATTGTCGTTTAAATCATTTAACATGGTTTGAAAATCAACCAATGTAGTTTTGTAATTTTCATCTAGCAATTTTAATTCTAATGTTAAAAACTGTCGATCATCAAGATGTATGAATTGGTCAAGTCCTTTATTGTAATGATAGAATCCTTTTTGTTCTTTTTCTTCGGTGAAATCGACTCGACATAAAGAACCTACATGACGTGCGATTTTATTAAATTCCTGCTGTTTATGTATGTGTCCTAAATAAACTTTCGTCCAATCGCCACCGTCAAACGCTGACAACGAGACTTTATTTTCATGCTCATTATCAGACATGTCTAAATCAAAACTATTACCAATGACTGACTTATCAGTTCCAAAATGTCCAAAAAACAATTTATTCTTAAATCGACTTTTATTCGTTTTAAGATTGAAATCATCAATACATTTTCTTTGATATTCAAGAAATTCTTGAGGTGTTAACAATCCTTGTTCACCCCTATTTACAAATGGTAGTAAATAGAGTTCATCATCATTGACTGGAATTATTTGAGGCGAAGATACTATCGTAAGATTATCGATAAGATCTGATAATTCTTCCATTTCTGACATTGCATGAGCACCGTCAGATGTAGCAGTCATGTCGTGATTACCGGTCATCAATATTACCAGTATATTAGCTTTTATAAGACGCTTGAGCTTTGATGCAAACTGCTTTCTTATTTTAGAATTAGGATGTTTGACTCTGTAAATGTCACCTACGATAATGTAAGCAGCAGCTTTAACATCAATTGCGTATGTGATAGTTTGATCAAAATTATTAAGTAAATCAAGTAGACGAGTATTTAATCCTGTAGTAGGATCTGTACGTCCATAACTATATTCGCCAATATGTGGATCTGATACTATGACTAAACTCATAGTAAAATTATATACTCAATTGATCAAATGATTTACGCATACGCGATCTTAAGATACAATGACAATATTTTTCAAGCTTTTAGCTCTAACAATTTCTTTGCTAAGCTATGCAAGTTCTTCTTCCATTATTGGTTCAGGTAATTCAGGTTCACCACAATTTTCTTTTTCCCAACATTCATTTGAACAATATCCGTCATCAACTTCTCCAGAAGCATACTGCTTATGGCAACTTTTACAAATTGACATAACTACTCTCCCTGTTAAATGTTTCCTGAACTACCAAAACCTTTATCATTTCTGGTCGTCTTGTCAATGTCATCAACTTCTATAATGTCAGATGTAATAACCGGACAAACAACTAATTGAGCAATTTTTTCCCCGACATTGATCTCTTGAATATCATTTCCGACATTAACAATTATAACTCCGACTAAACCTCTATATGATTCATCGATTGTCCCTGGCGTGTTCAAAATAGTCAATCCGCGCTTTAAAGCATTACCGCTTCGAGGTCGTACTTGAATTTCATATCCTTTCCCATAAGTCACAATTATACCGGTATGAATAAGCACGCGCTCTAACGGGCGCAATATTAAACTCTTTTGATTGTGTAAGTCGTCGTCTTCTCTAATTTGATGCAAACCAAATAATTTCTCAAATCGATAAACGAATACATCTGCACCTGAATCTGTAGAGTGACATCTTTCTGGTAATTTTGCATCTGCAAACATCTTTTTTACGTACATATTCGTCCTTTCGTTTTAATTTATCCGCAAACGCTCGCACCACAATCTTGACACTTATAACATCCTGTTTCAAGTATTATTTTGTCTCCTTTACATTCTTCACAAATCATGCCTTTAAGTAAAGTGCCGTCTTTGATTGTTAATGCAATAAATTTTCTAACGGCGGTCAATAATGTCGAAACATTATCGCCTTCAATACCTTTTAATGTGACTAATATCTCTTCACGTTTAATATTGTGACGCAAGCACAACGATATCATTCTACCCAATCTATTATAAGAATAATCTGTACGTGCCTTATCGATACATTGTTGAATTATTTCAATCGTAATTCCCTTTTGAAGCGCTAATTGAGCTAATTTCCTAGCAGCATTATTACAAACTTTTGTCCTGCCCACTTCTTTCGAATTGCTATATATCCATAAACAAATTGGATATTTCATTTCGGGATCTTCTGGTAAATAACTGAAATGAATGTAGAATTTCATACCTTCACGTTTAATAATACGACATGGTCCATTAAGAAATTCTTCTGGTAATTTAATATCTTTGCTTATTATTTTTTGTTCTCTATTAGCATCTTCTAAGCTCGAGATAACAGATTCCATGCAACTATCGCGGTAAACAGTAAAACCGTTTAATTCATTTTTCCAAGCTTCAATATATAGTTGTTTAAAATCTTCAAATGGATAATCTTTTGGCAAATTGCAAGTTTTTGATACTGATTGATTGCAATAATATTGAACAATGTGTTGAATGTCAATATGATTTTTAGCTGAAAGATCTCTCGTGGTCACTAAATATGAAGAATGATCTTTATTTGGAAAATTATCTAATAACCATTGATAACCGTAATCTCTTACGATATTAATTTCACAAAGTCCTCTATTATGAGGTTCATAATAATATGTCGCATTATTATAAGTGCCTTTCCAATATTCATAATCTTTTTCTTTACAATGTTTTAATGTGTCTTTCACATTATCTTCATTAAGTCCTTCAGGCCATTTGCACACGGTCTTGCGTTCGTATTGCAGAGAAAATACTGGTTCAATTGCATTAGACACATTATCGCAAACGACAGAGCTGTTGCCCAGCGGTGGGTTTGTTGTGGTTTTAGCGTTTCTTACACCATATTTTCGAATCAAATCTTTGGTTTCTTCCCACAGTCGATCTGATTTAAAATATTTTGTGTTTTGAAATTTCTCTGCATCATATGCTTCACACTGGCCCTTTTCGTTTGCTAATGAAGCTGATGCTTGCCACGTATAATTTTCTTTTAATTCACATAATTTCTTTGTAAATTGTACAGCTTTATCTGAATTATATGGTATTCCCATCATCATTAATGCCGATCCAAGACCATTAAGCCCCATACCGAATTGTCTCAATTTTTTGATAACATATTTATATGATGGTAAAGGTGCGCTTGTTATATCGTTAACATTATCGAGCATTCTTACGAACACCATAATGTCAGCGATATATTTATCATAATCAAATTTTACTGTCTTATCAGAATCGATATAAATGTATTGTGTAACATTTAAAGAGCCAAGCAAACAAACAGTTGTAATGTCACCTATGCCCGGAACTTCACCGCAGGGATTTGTAGCACTGCACGATCCTAAGTATGACACCGGATTGTTTTTCTGCATGTTATCATAAAAAAGTACACCTGGTTCAGCTCTATTATATGTCGACAATGTTATTAAATCATAAAGATCACGAGCTTTAATTTTTTTATAAACTTTGTCTTTAAAAAACAAATCGTAAAAATCATCGTTTAAAACTGCATTCATGAACTTGTCATCAATCAGTACAGATATATTAAACTTCGTCAATACACCTTTAGTCTGTTTTGCTTTTACAAATTCTTCGATGTCTGGGTGCCATACGGGTAAGCATCCCATCATAGCTCCGCGCCTTGTCATACTTTTAATTACAATTTTTGAATCTTCAATTTGTTCATTTGACAAATAGTTTTTTAATTTATCAATATATCCGTCATCGTTACCTTTTACCATACAATTTGAAACTGAATCCCATAATTTCATATACGACAGTACGCCAGGATGCTTTACTCCAGTACCTTTGATTATCGCACCACGAGGTCGAATGAAGCCGAAGTTAATGCCATAACCACCTTCAGCTGCAAGCGTTTTTGCTTGTTCTAAAATCGTAAGAAAAATATTAGACAAATCATCTGTATTTTCATCAGTCTTAATCGTAACATCATAATTGATAGTTTTATCTACAGATTTTCTATTGTAGTTAATTGTAGCGCCTGAAACCGGGCCATTTACAAAGCAATTCATCAATGTGGCATTTTTAAATGAAGTACCGATATTAGCGGTGATTCGACCGCCAAGAGTCGCATTTAATCCGACAGGGTATTTATTAGGATAACCTTTTTCATCAATTTCTATATCACCGTCAAATTTAAGTAGCACTTTAAGAAATTGCTTATACCATTTTTGAGGATCATTTTCGATAGCAGCTAATGCCTTCGCACATCGCATGAACGTTTCAATTGGTTGTTCGTCTTTATATCTATATTTTTTGCGCCAATTTTCATACGCAATCGCCGTCTTAAAAATCATCATTTCTCCCATGTTTACAAATTGTTAAATTTTAATTAATTTTTGTAACATAATTACAATTTTGATAAACTCGATTTTAACTATCATTTACACTTCTTGTAGCCAGCAGTATGTCGATTTGTTCAAGTATAAATCGATATCTATGAGAAATAATGTCCCACGTCATTCCTCGTTGGTTTTGAGATTGTTCATACCGTTTAGCTATACGTTTCTTCAACCACTCTAATGAGTCAGTTCCATCTGGCATTTTTAGTTTACTAATGCAAAGAATTTCTAAAAATTTTTGCAATTGTTTATCGTCAATTTGCGTAATTTGCAAATTTTTAGCACAAAGTATTTTGTTAAGTAACCAATTAGTATTCAATTCACTTTCTGCATATGTGACTTTTACGTCGTTTATTATTAATGGAACGGTGCCGTCTTCACTAATTTTAAGTTTTTCCGTTTTCATATTAATAATCATATTTAAATTTTCTCTTCAAATTCACATAAAAAAAGCAGATGTTTTTCATCTGCTTTCACTAATATCAAATCAGTTTATTTAACTATTTAAAGCTTTAAATGTGCAGGCGGTTCGTATGTTAATTCATTTACAGGTTGATAAATAAACGGTTGTCCATAACCGCATTTTCGTTTATCTAACGCTAATTCGCTCGTATTATATCCCCAATTAGTACATTGTCCTGCATGCCAGCAAAATATATTTTTGCAAAATGCGACTTTCATTTTTTGTCCGGCGACTATTTTACAAACTAATCCATCATCTCCGAAAGCGTCTAATTTTTGTTCAATTATCGGAAAAGTATCTCGCCTAACTAATTTAAACGTGTTACCGACAGCTTGACAATAAACAATATCATCATGTATCTCGTACGGTTGTTGTAAACTGACCGGTGGTAATTGCGGCGCTAAAAATGCTAATTCGAGATGATTATCCATGATATTAATCATCTGCGTTAACCACGAAGGTTTTAAGTCGGGCGGTAAAACATCATTATCTGTTACTACATAATATTTACTTGTCGATTCTGTCATAGAATTAAAAATTAATTTGTTATAAAGACAACCAGTATTTCTAGAATCTAAATGTAATGACACTATTAATTTTGTCTGTAAAAGTTTAAAGAGCTCACACTGTGTTTCAAAGTCGCTGCCATTATCAAAAATATGAATTTGAAAAGTACCAGATTCAGTCCTATTGTGAATTTTCTTCACAGCTTCAACTGTAAAATGCTTTCTAAAAAAACTTGTCATGTAAATGTCTATCATTATCTTTGCCACTTGCTTACATAATATTTTGCATTAACATTCCATAAATCAACGTTGTATTGATATTTGACATCGTGACTAATATGATAAATCAATAAATCGTCACGAGGTATTATTTGTATATTATTTATTTGGACTGTGTTTCTAAAATCATCATCATCATAAGCAATACCTTTTGCGTATTCTTCATCAAATCCGCCGATTTTAATATAATTTTCTCTAGAAATACACGAACAAAAATGTAAAAGTCTATTATTGTGAATAGAATGTTGAAGCCACTGTTGTTGGACAAAATCTTTGGATGCACATTGGATGACGTTAATACACGAACAAACTACATAACAATTACTATTTTTATCAAATTCTTCGTCAAAACCTTGTAATATATCTGCAGCATGATAACACTCAGGATTAGTCAATACCATATACTGACCTTTAGCATGATCGACGCCTAAATTAAACAACGGCGAAGGATTAAACAATTCTGCCGTTAAATACGTCAAATGCTGAATCGACATTATTTCGTTAAATATAGAAATTATATTCATTAATTTACTATGATACTCATCATTCATCACATTTTTCTTCTCTTCGACTACGATGACTTCAAAGTCGTGTCGATGCTCATATAAACATTTAAATGACAATAACGTATATTCTAAACTCTCGCGATTGTAATATGGCATTATAAAACTATATTTGAGCCTCTGCCGGGGATAAATCCCCGCAGATTCTTGACTGCAATCATGCTGCTGCATGTAGCACCTCGTGGGCGGCACCCGCCCCGATAAGGGTGTTTATGGCCGAGTTTACATCTCGATCCAATACGGCACCACAAGCCGAACACACCCATTCTCTTACCGACAGTCCTGTCCATCCAGTAGGGCCAGTTAAGGACCCACAGTACGAACAAATCCTGGTGGAATTTCGTGAATCAATTTCTAAAAATCTCCTACCGCATATACTGCTTTTGTAAGAGATTTGTCGTCGAAGTTGATAGTGCCCAGAACTGGACACTGATTTGCCGAATTTATTTGGATTTTTTCTTTTTGCCATAGTTTAAATATACGCAATCGCTTGAGAAAAATCAATAATCTTGGGGGCCTAACCACCGGCATTAAAATGCCGTGGATTGCGGCCCGTTATCATTTTCATTTTACTTTGTACCAAATTCCCAAGTAATATTGTCCACAAGGTATTGACGTCCAACTTGAAAAATCTTCGACTGTCCATAAGCTTTTATGATAATCAAACTGATTTTTATAACACCACAAAGCCGGATTATTGACATTTTCAGAATTATCCGACCACCACAACGGCGTTAACAATATAATCTTTTTTCGACAAATCTTATAAGCTTCTTCTAATATGCGCTTGCCTGAAATTTTGCTAAGATGTTCGATAAAGTCTATCATTAGAATGACATCGAACGAATTTTCTTTAAACGGTAATGAACTGACTTCTAAATCTAACAATATGTCAGGATTAACTTTTTCCCAAGCATCGAGCGACACGACTTTATTATCCGTCAAATAAGCAGTCCGATGCTTATCACCACAACCGATGTCCAGCACACTATCATTGGGCATTACGTGCTGCCGTATAAACTCGTTTGTGCCGTCCATAATCACATTTCTATTTTACAATGCACAATATACCAATGAATGTTAGATTCCAATTTATGTATTATCGGTCCAAACACGTCATCAATCTTGCCATTAAACTCTTTTACGATTTGTATTATCTCGTGTAAAGAATAAAAATAAAGCAGTCCGTCTTCAATATATTTTTTATGATCTTCAATCATATTACAATCATTTGGCAAATATGCAAATTGGAACGAAAAGATGCCTTGTTTTTTAAGACATCTAATAGAATTATTTATTAAGTGTCGAACCATGTCTTTAGAACAATGTTGTATAACTAAATGACATAATATTAAATCTTGAGAGTTAGATTCTACAATATTAAAATCGTTAATTAAAATTGTCCTGCTACAGTTAGCGATTTTTTCAAATGCATCGGGCACAATGTCGATAGCAATAACGTTATTAAACGCCGCTAAATACTTAATAGAATCGCCTTTGCCAATACCAATCTCTGTTATATTCAAATCTTTGTTTTTTAACAAATCAGACAGGTGGTGAACGTCATATACATACTCGGGATTAGATCCCGTCAACCAATACGTATTTCCTGTCACGTGTACATTTTGCCAATGTCGTCTTAAATCTATCATATGAAGTTAATGTGTCTAGCGTCACGCTTAATACAATAGTTTATGAAATCATTTTTATTTTTATACATACACACGCACTTGCAATTTTGTGCGGGCACGTGTTTTGCAAATAACATCTGTTTTTGGTCGCTGTCCCATAATTGCTTGAAAGATTGATTTTTTATCGAACCAATATATCCAAGAGAATTATAAGCAAACGTACAACATGTGTACACATTATAATCAGCACCCACGTACGTCAGTAACTCTTTTGTGGGACAAAATGCATAATTTTGAGTGCCTTCGAAGCAATCACGAACTCTGTCATTGAACAAGTTAAATACCGTAAAATTATTGTCAGACAGACTTTCAGCTCTTTTTGCTAAATCTCTAGCTTCTTGTTCAAATCCGCTAAAATATTCATAACCCATGGGTGTAAATGCAGCTGATATTCTAAAGTTATCGACGCCGATATCTTTAAAGAATTTTGCGGCATCGTATATTTCTTTATAATTTTCTCGCTCAACTACAAAACCTATACCCAATATACAAGATTGTCGATATTTAACGAGCAATTTAATATTGTTTATGACTCTATCATATATATTTTGGTGCACATTTCTTAAAAATGCATATAGCTTTGGTGAAAAGCAATCTATAGAAATCCTAACCCATGAAGCGTTGCCCAACAATTCACACATTTGTTCGGTCAATAATTGGCCATTTGACACTAATGCTAACTCTACCGTCTTATCATTTGTAGCTTTAAATATGTCGTATATCCTCGGATGAACTAATGGTTCTCCACCGCCCGTGATATGTATCGCTTTTACATTCATTTCTTTCATACAATCTAATGTTTCGACTATTTTTTCATACGATAACGTATCTTTATCATTAAATCGTTCATTTGACGGGTAGTCTTTCATGCGGTATGCACAAAATGTGCACGACTGACAGCATTCATTAGTAGGTACTAATTGAACCTGTATAGGATAAGTTTGCTGTTTATTTTTTAATTGCGCAATTTTTTCTGGATGGTGAACTACTTTATACGGGCTATATTCATCTCGAATCATTCTTCATCCCTTGATTGACTTGAACCAAGCTTCTGAAATGCGTAAGCAACACCTATAGAATCTGCTATATCTTCATTTATTGAAGATTCTGTATAGATGTCCATACTAATTTTATCAAACGCTTCATTCATTTCTTTCTTTTTTAACTTTCTACTTTTAGTAGAAATATTCGATGCGCTTTCAATTTGTTTCGTTAATTCACTAATCTTGTTTTTATTATCTGGATCTTTTTTAAGGCACTTCTTTAGTTGCTTTTTTAAGTCTTTAAGACTATTACCTGATTCTTCATTTGAATCTTTAAATTTTGATCTAGCAGCATCGATTTTTTCTTGAAAATATTGTAACCTGTCACTAGTTAGAAATTTATATTTCCTACAGACAGCTAATTGAACTTCGCTCTTCTTCGAACCGCCTGTACAATTGTCCATTTGCTTTTTCCATGCACTAGGTTCAAATAAAGTAGGATCTCGTTGTAAATATCGATACGATTCGATAATAGCCACGCCGTTAAAACGCGCTAATATTTTTGCAACTTTTACGCTTTTCACTTGCACGACATCTTCGATAGCAATTTCATCAGGCTTACATCTTTCAATAATTCGCTTTAATTCAACTGCGAATAAAAACAATTTATTAGCAGACGATAATTTACCCGTCGGATTTACTTTACCAAAATCAAGTATCTTGTCGCCATCTAAAAGCGACCAACCAGTCGATCTCGAGGAAATGTCAACGCCCAGAATCTTCATGAATGCACCATCCATTTAAATTTGTTCGTATGTGTTTGCTCGTATATGTCTTTATCGACAAACTTTACGCATTCTGTTGGTCGCTTAATCATCATCCCAATAGTTTCAGCATAAGTATAGCCAAGTAAAGTTTCAGCCGGATTATCAGTTAGTAAAACTTCCGGTTCTAATCTTCTATCTATAATTATACCGTCTAAATCGCTAATAGCAAATATAATTTCTGGTTCAACAAAATTTGATCTAATAATTGTCATTAGACGATTATTACTCAATAATAATTGACCATATATAGTAGAATTATTACAAAAAATATATCTATAATTTACTAGATCGTGGATGTTACATGAATTAATTTCGTTTGTCGATTGATAAAAGGCGTGTAATATCTTTTCACATGAATCAGATTCTGTCTTTGCAATATTTTTAGAAATCTCATTATCAATTTGGAGTAAATTATGTAAACACTTGCAGTTGTAGCGAATATTAAAGGGTATAAAATAACTGTAATTAATCTCAAATTCTGGCAAATATTGTCGCGCACAACTTGAAGTACGTATTGTGCATTCTTCACCGAGATATAGACTATTTTCAAAAATAACGGGTGACAATTGACCGGCAACGAGATTGTAAGTATTTAATAATTTTCTAGCCAGCGATAGTTTTGAGATTTGATTTTTAATTGGATTTATAATTGCTGCGGCAAATTTTAGCCGACCTGTAGTAGTCTTTTGATATCTAAGAAGTAATTCGACGTCATCAACATTCATCCAAACCCCCACCCAATTGTACCTTCAGCCCATTCTGGAGCTTTGCATCGTTTCCAAATTTTGCCTTTGGGATATCGACCTGTCCATTTATACCAAGCAATTACTACAGGTTCTACTAAAATTCCTGCAGGATGCTTTTCAATGACTACATACGTATAAGATATTTCCATCATATCACCTGCATTTATGTCGACTGCGTGCTTAGCTTCTTTTTCTGTTGGAAACCAACCCCAACATCTACGATTAGCACTCTTTTCTTTATTTTTGTAAATGGTCGTTTGTATCGACGTAACTGTAAAAATATGTCCTTTTGCAAGAAGTCCTTGAAAACTTCCTATAAACTTAACATTCGTCATCTTTTTCGCTATGGCGTCAGATGGAGATGTTTCAGCAGGACAATGACATGCATGATCTGCCAGCATTTCGTGAGTGCCGCTAAAACCACAATATTTACAAGTCCCTGCCATGCAACTTCCCATCATGTGTCTTTAGCAAAAATTCTCGTTTGTTTATGTCTATATCTATATATGTTGTGTGACTGCTCCCACGACTAAAGTCGTGGGCTTCTATGAGCCCTCACCAGTGCTTTCGCCTTACGGCGATGCGGGGGTCGCTCAACAGACTCCAGCCCGAGTCTGAGTATTTCAAGTGCAGAGTTCAGGTCTCTACCCGTTTTGAAACCGCAATGAGGACAGTGATGTACTCTAACACTTAAATCTTTACTCACCACCGACCCACACTGAGAGCATCTCTGACTCGTACCCCTTGGGTCCACTGCTACTCTGATTCTACCAGCGTTTTCAGCTTTGTAGATCAGAAACTGTATCAGTGTACTCCAGGCAGCATCAGAGATACTCTTACTGAATTTCTTCTGCTCCAACATATCTTTCACGTTCAGATTTTCATGTGCGATAAAATCATACTTATCAACCAGTTTTTTCGAAACTTTGTGGCAAAAGTCCTCTCTCTTGTTTCTAATGCGCTCATGCACAAGAGCTACAGAGTGTTTGTTTATGGGGCTCTTGTTTTTAGAAAATCTTCTCTGAACTTGAGCAAGAGCCTCTTGCTCCTGTTTGAAAAAGCGAGGTTTATCTATCTTCGACCCGTCAGAACATTGAACGTAGGTGAGAAGTCCAAGATCAATTCCAACTATTTTCTCAGTTTTTGGAAGGGACTCTGGTCTTTTTGTTTCACAAGAGAAATACACAAACCATTTTCCGGTAGGAGTCTTTTTAACTGTACAGGTTTTGATGGTACCCTCAAGAGGTCTATGAAAAACAATAGGAACTCGGTCTATTTTAGAGAGGTAGACTCCGTCAGAGTGAAGTCTGAATCCAGACTGGGGGTAGGTGATAGAGTCGTACCATCCCTTTCCTTTGAACCGAGGGAAACCAGGGTTCTCTCCAGATTTACAGCGTCTCCAGAAGGCTTTGAAAGCAAGATCTACGCGTATCTGGGCATTCTGAAGTACCTGAGAATACACGTCACTCAGCTCAGGTTTATTGGCTTTCCATTCAGGAAGTTTATTAGCTGTATCATAAAGGGATATAGATTTCTTTTCAATTTCCCAGGCGTTTTTTCTGAGTGCAAGAGTTTCATTGTAGACCCAACGAGTTTGTTCCAAAATGTTATTCATTTTGGTGATTTGAAGTTTGGTGGGGTATAATCGGTATTTGAAAGTTTTGCGCATTAGAGGTAATATACTACATTTTGCACAAAGAGTATGACTATTTTTAATAGATAGTACTGGTTCGCTTTCATCCCACGGTTAAAACCGTGGGTTTTCTCGCTCACAGGAGCATAAATTTATCACCCAAATCGAATGATTGCATGTTAGGATGGAAAGAGTGGTTTAGAAAAAATGACATATCAATTCGTGGTATCCCGCACGATGGTAAAAAATACTTACCCTCTTGGAAAGCGCAAATGTCTTTAACATATGCTTGCACAGCGAGATCAACTGTCTGTAATTCTTGTGATGTTACCTCTATATACTCGTCAGAGAAGCATCCGACAAAAGGATCAGTTCCTTGGGGAATTAGTTTGATCGCAAAGACGCCTACGCCCGAAATGTTAGATGGCATTAATCGACAATATACTTGAGATAGTTGATAAAGGATTTGATGCTTATCCATAATTATTTGATCTTGAGTGATCTTTTCTTTTCTCGTCTGTCTCTTCTAGATTCTTTATCTTCAAGATTTTCTTCAGCGTCTTCAATTGTTTCTGTTTCGTCTTCTTCACTGTCAGAATATACTGATTCAGGAATAGTCTCTTTTACATTGTCTTTTTTAACAAATATTTTTTTATCTTCAATCAATAGTTGAATTCTATCTTTAATCTTTGGATTTTCATCTAAAACTGTTTCAAACTTCTTTTTGCCAAAGTCTTTAAGATCAGGATATAATTTCTCGCCATTTTCATTAACAAAATTATATCGTAAAACGACTTTGTCGTCTTTTTGTACTTCAAATTCTTTCAAAATACCATTCAACATTGCGACATCAAATAATTCTTTTTGGTTATCAACGCCTGTACCATCATGTTTCAATGTAAATACTATTGCTTCTTCTGGCATTGAACCTGCTTTATTCTTCTCAAATGTGACTTTTACATCGTGAGATATTATTTCACTATTTTCATTTCTTACCTCTGAATCCCATACTTTTGCCACTTTAATTGCAATCGTATCATAAAAAGGTAGTGCGTTTCCGCCTGTTCTGTATTCGGGATTGCCAAATCGCTTATTTGGATTTTTCCTTAGTTGATTGATGAAATACAATATGGTTTTTGAATCGACGTCTGACCTGGCCATTGCTGATGTAACTTTTTTAAGACCGAGACCGATAGCAGATGCTTGTGTCCCTCTCTGTCTAGTTTGTTCCATACCTTTTGTCGCGTCAGTGGTCGACACTAATTGGGTGACGCTATCAATACCGATGATCGCATAATTACCGGGCGTAATGACTCGAACGACTTGATTAGTCTTTTTATCGACTTCGTGTTCGCCAAGAACGAGAGCATGCATTATGTCAAATGCCTCTTCAGCTGTGGACACGGGAATAACAATTAATTTCTCAATGTCAACACCGACTTGGGCAGCCCATTTTGCCTGAAATTGAAATTGACGTTCAGCATCAATTAATACACATGGTTTTTCAGGACAATTTCTCTGAGATTCAGCGATTGCAAGATAAAGCATTAACGTTTTGCCTGCGCCTTCCCAGCCAAAAACTTCGATTACCGAACCGTATGGATAGCCCTTACAAGGTCCTATCGCATTATCGAGAAGTATTGAACCAGTAGATATCGCTTTCGGTAAATCTTTATATTTATTGCCAGCAGGTACAATCGATCGACCAAAACGTTTTTGTATTATAGCAGCAGCAGTCACAGTCATTAGTTTTCGTTCTTTTTTACGTCTTCCCGAACTTTCATCTAAAGACTCTTCTTCACTTTCGATTTCAATATTTTCATCATTAGACATATTAATCTCCTTTTCAAAAAAAAGTGAGTACTATAAATTAATACTCACTTTTGTTGAATTTAAAACGGTAATTTACGTTTTGGAGAATCGACCGGTTTTGCATCAGGTGTAGTTTCGGTCTGCTTACCAGCTTTCCCTTGTTTGCCCATCGTCTTTGGCACAGCTGCTTTTTCTTTTTCTTTTTTCAATTCTTGACATTCATTAGCTAATGAGCAATCTTGACAACCGATATCTTCAGGATCATAAGTACCACGACAATCCATATTATTTAAAGTCACAGTAGCATCGTCAGACTCAGCCGCCGGTTCATTTGCTTCTGTAAATGCTTTTGAATCTTTTTTCGATTCTGCTACTTCTTTTTTTGTCTTGTCGTCATCATCGTCATCATCTGGATCTGGTACGTCCTTGTCATCGTCGTCATCAGGCGTTGCTTTTGCCGGTGCCGGTGCCTTTGCAATTGACGCTGTAGCAGTCGCCGGAGTTGTATCGTCGTCATCATCGTCAGTATCAGTTGCACGTTCTTGAGTATCTTCTTCATTTACATGACCAACCGTCGACGTTTCTTCTTCATCATCACCTTTTATTAATTTTCTCAATTTTTTCAGACTGATACCATCAAGCGGTGGTTTAGAATTTTCAATGACATCCAGCATCTCTGTAGGTGACGAAAACACTCTTAATTTTGCAAGATCATAAGCGCGTTCTTTAACAGCCGTCATTTCTTCGTCTGTCAACGCTTTTCTTTCAGAATCAGGAAGCACTGTATATTCTCTTTTTAGTTTTTCACCATCTACAGTTATCGTTAAGTCATACCCTTTCGCGCTTGCAGTCGAAGGATTCCCCCATTTTGAACTATTACCGAGTTCGATAATCGGTTTCCAAATAGTCGGTCCTGCAACTAATCTTTTAATTTTAATTTTAGAATCGTCTGCGCGATAATCTTCTCGATGTATGACATTCATATCATACGTCTTTTTACCACGAAAAACACCAATTTGTTTTAACAGTTTCTGAATTTCTGGATCTTTATCAGTCATTCCTTCTTCTTCTTTAAGCCGATACACTTCGCTCCATAATGATCCTACGAACTCGCAAACCGGACATTTAAATTTAACATCGTGAATGATTGGCCGATTATTCTTACTAGTCTTCATTGGAATCCAGTGTACAGTATATTTTACGAACGGCAAACCACCCTTTGGATTCGGAAGGATGCGAATAGTGTTGTCACCCTGTTTCCACGTCATACCTGTAATATCAGATCGTCTAGTTCTCGGTGCATTTTCTTCATATTCTTTTGCCCACGGGTTATCATCGTGCATAACTGACTCCTTTGTTAATTGTGTTTGTTTTCATATTTTTCTAATCTTCAGTCGTATCATCCATAGGATATGGGCTGTCAGTAAATGCATTTTTATCATCATCGTCTTGTCTTCTAATATTTGATGATGGTTTTTCAGACTTCATCATTGATACAATGTTGACTAATCGTTCGCCCCGTTCACCGAATCCAAATGAAATAGACCTTATATTTGCAGCATCTTTCTTTTTCTCTAAAACTTGTTTATAACGCCTCATGTATTCTGGATCAGTCATCACAGATTCTTCAACCATTTTATCTGTTATCCTTTTGCCACCTAGCACATCAGCTAAATCTTCTCTATAATGTTTTGATCTTTCTTTAACCCATATATCAAATTCCATTTTTTCTTTATCAAAATCCATCGCTGCTTCGTTAGCAAGCACGTTCCATCTTGCATGTAATGCAGGATTCTCAGCCATCATATTACATGCTTTTGCAGGTGTTAAAACATCGATTGATGGAATATATAATTTGTCATTTATATCAATCTCTAATGTCTCTTGTCGAACTGACAATTGTACTTTAAATGAATCTACTTGTTTGCCTTTTTTTCCCATCATGATATATTATATACAGAAAAACACATCAAATTTAAGACGTTAAAGTAAATTATTCTTCTTCTGCAGCTATCTTGTCATATTTTGCTAATTTTTCTATTTGTTCTATCGTTTTCTCATATACGTTACCCACGCAACAAATGTCAAACAAATCAATAAATATTCTATCCATATATTCGCTTGTTTCGGCATCTCCTACTAAAATATTATCCATTTTAATAACGTCTTGAACTGGTACTTTCCTATATTTTCCTGACTCTTGATTAAGAATAAATGCGTATTTACATCTTTTATTATAACAAGGAATTCTGATTTTTACAATATTAAATTTTGAATCTGTCAACATCACATAAAAATAATTATTATCGTTTTTACTAGTTTTTTCGATTATACCAGTAATAATGCCCCATATCGTTTTTTTCATGTTAGCTTTAGGTTGCACTAATTTTGTCAACAATTTAGCATTTAGCTTAGTTACTTCTGCCTTTTGTTTATCTGATAATTTTGTTCGCCAATCTAAACTATACGCTTCAACAAATTGCTCGTGTTCATATCTACGGTCATTATAATCAATATCACGTTCCCATTTTGTATCTTGTCTAATGACTTTATAATACTTTTCTAACATCTCATTTTGAGCTCCAAAGTCATCAAATGCATGAGCACTTATTAGTGCGACAATAGCAGATTTACCAATTTTTTTAATCCTCTCTGTTTTATGCCAAAAATCTATAAATGAATCAAACGGTTGTGTCTGAGTGATTACATTAATAATTGCCGGCCCTACTCCTATGACATATCCCAATCCAAACATTATGCTATTATCTTCACCGTGTATTGTAAATCCTTCTTTTGATTTATTAATATTTGCCGGAACAATGTTGATGCCCTTACCCATTATCTCGGAAAAATAATCGACGAACTTCTCTTTAATTGAATTTGATAACAACACTACATAAAATTCTAACGGATAATACACTTTAAACCACATCATTTGATAACTGAGAACAGTGTACGCTACAGCGTGAGAATTATGACTTATAAATCCATTTGCTACAAAATTGTGTTCATCGCCATACATTTCAACATCATAAACATCTTCAATACCAACAAGTTCAATACTGACAATTTTTGCATAAGTTACTTCAAACCCTTTTTCATATCGTTTTGTTCGATCCATATCATAATAACCTATTCGTTTATAGTCATCATATTCTTGTAATGTAATTGCTATCAAATCACTAATGTTGAAATCTTTAACCATCTTCCAACCAAACTCACTTAAAAATCTATGAATGTCAGTAGCTTTAATACTGAACCCATTATCTGTTGTGATTCTAAATACTGGCTTTCTACCATTGTAAACTATATCTTTTATTTTTTCAATCTTAATTCTACCATCAATCATTGAATGTATTATTGGATAACCAGATCTTCTATACTTTTGTCCGACCTTTGTGTCTGATCTATAGGCTGAATATAGTTCTCTAATTGTAATATTTCTTTTTGTATGTTGATTGCCGTTACATCTTGTAAGAACAGTATCGCCAGTTAAACACTTATTGAACCCGTAGCGAGCAAATGATACACAACTTTGCCACCACGATTCAGCAATTTGCTCTTTAAGGCCTCGCTCAACACAGCCTCTGATGAATTTTTCATGAATTTCTTTTCTCTGTTTTGCTTCTTTATCTTTCGCATCTTTATCTCTGATAGATTTCATCAAATTTTTTCTAACTGTATCAGTTAAATCTAATGGAAATCCTGCGACGATGTTGCATAGTCTCATTACGTCTTCTTGATATGTTAATATGCCAAAACTGTCTTTTAAACATTTTTCAATTAATGGCGATCCAAAATCAAACTTTTTCCCATTTTTTCTCTGAGCATATTCATGATGCATGCCCATGTCTAAAGGTCCCGGTCGACCTAACGCAGTAGTAGAAGTAATATCATTAAATGTAGTCGGCTTAATCTCTCTGAGTAATGATTTCATTAAATTACTATTATGAACTACGAACCCATTTGCGACGTAATTGCGATGTTGCTTGTTTGAAAATCCAATATCATAAACCTCTTTCAGGCCCACAAAATCAATTTGCTTTATTTTAACGAATTTATATCGAATTTTAACTTGTCTAAATTTTTTCAATACTTGCGTTTTACAGATTCTCTTGCCGTTTTTAATACATTCTTCACAACCAGTTTTAATGCCTAACACATCCATCACTGTTTGTGAGACAGGACAATAATATTGAGTCCTACATCTTTCAGTGTCGATAAGTATCTTATCACCGATTTTCAAATCTTGCAGCTTTTTCCAACTTTTCGGAGTATAATATTCGTGCAAAATAGAAGTTTCAATGCATCTATTATCATAATCGACAACCACTCGATATACTTCTCTTTCTTGTTTCTTCATCGCGTAAACAATTTGTCTAATTTTTCTTTTTTTCTTAATGTCTACACATCCAATTTTATGTACCGGTCCTCTCAAAAAGTCTTTGTATAACTCTTTTATTCTATAATTACCGATCCATGAATCGCCGGCAATACATTCAAATTGAAAAATGCCATTAGTATCTGTATTTCTGAATCTTTCATAAATAATGTCATTACCGTCTAACGGTAATTTGCTTGAAAATTCTTCATAAAGTAATGACGTTATTTGACCTCTATCAATTGACTGAAGATCAAAGTCTGCATTTTTATTATACGACTTACGATTCCTAATAAGTTCAAGAATTTCTTTAATAATCGTCAATGTCTTAAGTCCCAAAATATCGAATTTTATGAAGCCCGAAGATTGTAAATCTTTTCGAGTAATGCCGTCAACCCAACTAGTTATAAGTTCGTCTTTGTGCCTCATTAATGGAATCGTCTCATCAATTTTGGTAGGAGTCGCAACCACGCCGGCAGGATGTTTGGTAAGATGTCGCAATTGACCTTTAAGTTTGAATAATATTTCTCGTACTTCAGGATGTCGTTCGAGATATTTTCTCAATTCATATAAATCGTTCCTGAAACCGTCTTCGCCTGGTTCGATAGCAATTGCTACATCAAATTCTTCTTCTGTCATTGCATCAACATCTTCGCCAAGATTTTTTACAACTTCATTCGTGTCATTTAAATCTACATCAAAAATCCTAGCAATATCTCTCATAACCATTTTCATTTTCATTTGACCATACGATCCAATCGGCGCGACGTGATCACTTCCATATTTATTAATGAAATACTTTACGACTTCTTCCCTTTCATTCATGCTAAAATCTGAGTCAATATCGGGAAACGAAGACTGTTTTTTAACTTTAATAGGTATTTTATTTTTAATTGGATCGATATCAGACACGCCAATAAGATAATAGATTAACGAACCATGTCTGTCAATTTTTGTCTTGTTTTTAATCAAATTAATCACATAATCTTGCAAATCTTGCACGTCAATATTTGTAAGTTCTCTTTCAAGTTGTTGAATGTATTCATCGTTTTCTAATGATAAATTTTTTAACTTTCGCTCACAAAGATATTGTATATAATCTAATTTTGTTATGGCTTTATTCATAATCTTAATGTATAACACTCCAGTTTATTGTCAACAATTATTTTTAGTGAGCATAACCATCGAGAGTTAAAACCTTGTGAATTGTGGCTCATCGCATGTTCATAATTTAATTATTCAAAAATGATGATAACTTACTAAAATCTATATTATTATGCAACTATAAACTGTGACATCTTTTAAAAAACGAAATTTCATTCGTTTAACCTCACAAGTCTATTATTCGACCAATCTTCAAAGTCATCGCCTAAAAATAACTCAACTTTGTCATCTATTTCTTTAAATGTAGACACTGTTAAATCATATATAGCCATACTCCTAGACATACTCAAAAATCTTTCAAACAACAAATCATGCTTCAAAGGATCAATGTTCGTGATATCAAGTAAATAACAGACAAGGCTCCCGCACGAAGAATTATGAACAACAATATCTTGCACATTATAAGACTTATCATCTGATTTAACAGCTAAATCAAACACTTTACCTTTATAAGGAATTATTTTTTTAGATGTTAATTTGATTGTTTTTGAAATTGGAACAATTTCTCGTTGAAATTCACTTAAATTTTTAAATCCTAAATCAAATAATACTACTTCATCAGTGTCAGTTAAATTTATTGCTTTTACCCAACCTCTATTTTTAGTTAAAAACTTATGATCACATGTGCATTTAATGATCTTGTCATCAAATTTTAATTCTACAATATTTTCCTCGATTTCATAAATGAATTTATTACAAACTTCAACATCGTGCAAAAAAAGATTTTTTACATTATCTCCAACTTGCACATCTTGAATTGACTTTACTGTATTATCTGCCATTCTAATTAAAGAGTCTGGAACGAAACACCCTCTTGCTCCGCCTACCAGCACATTATGGGACTTAGCATACTTAATATAATCTGCAACAATGAGGAAATAATCTGCCATCTGCGTCCGTCTAATTACGCTCAATTCATATTTAACTCGTTTAGCATATTCACTACTTTCATCATACCAGTGCTCTTCAGCTTTACGTGACCAACCTTCTCTAGTTAGTGAAACTAAAAAATCGTAACTACTTAAATTACCAGTATCTATTTTTGGTAACTTCTCCGTAGTATCCCAATCCCATGTCTCGACTTTATTTGCTACTTTAATTGTATTATCTAACGCTTGTCTAAAATCATCAATCTCAATATATTCATGATGACCTTGATCTATATAAGCATCAATCATCTGATGTCGATCTTTAAACCAAAAATCTTTAGTAGAAAACTCCCACACTTTTTTAAATTTTTTCTTACCAACAACAATATCCATTATTTCATCAAAAACGATACTAGTTTCTTTATTCGATGACTTGAATTCTTTAAACCGATCGAGCTCAATAAAATCGTTATATACTGCCCTAACGTGTTCAGGCGAATTATTTTCTCCTATAGCATCTAATATCTCTCTCATGGCATTCAATCTCTTCTTATCTTTCATCGTAACCTGCTCGCCTTCATCTTTAGAGCCGAGCATTAAAGATATCTCTTGAGCTTTTGCGCCGTCTTTGTCAATGTAGTGGACGTCGTTCGTCACGATAAACTTTATATCTAATTCTTTTGCAATTTCTAATAACAATTTATTTACTAATCGTTGCTTGTCGATATCAATCATCATTATTTCAATATAAAAATCATCGCCGAAAATGTCTTTATACTTTTTAGCTACATTTAATCCCATTGTCCTTGCTGCCTTTTCGTCTTCAAACTGTAACATCTCGTTATTAATTATACCTGCGAGACACGCAGTGGTAACGATTATACCGCTTTTATTTTCGACTATAAAATCTAATGCAGTACGCGGTTTATAATAAAATCCATTTCTGGCAGCATCGCTTACGATTTTTGTAATGTTTTTTCGACCAATTTCATTTTTGGCGATCAATATAATATGCTGGTTCTTCTTAAGTATATCCCTATTTTTAGAATACTCTTTTTCTTCGATCTGCCGATGTTTAATTATCTCATTAATTTTTTCTTTAACTTCTGAAAAATCTAATGTATTAATATCTTCAAATTCAGCACTTGGCATATCAAGTATTTGTCTAATGATATCAGCATACGATTCAAACACTTGTCTGCTCGCGCTTTTACGTTTGATAAATTGTTTTAAAATCTTGATTTTTTTATTCAATTCATCAATCGTCCTGTCATATTCTTCTACTTCTGACCGTCTATTTTGCATGTACATTTCGACACCGACAATCGGCTTCAAATTGACCGACCTACAGTACATAAAAAATGACGGATGTGCGCCAATACTACCATGATCTGTTATTGCTAATGCAGACATTCCGATCTCAAGCGCTTTTTTAGCGTATTGGTTGGGTTTACCAATACCATCTTTAAGCGAAAAATCACTATGTAAGTGAAGATGGACGAAATCTTTTTTATCGCCTGTTTTATATAATAACTGTCTAATTTCTTCTTTGTCCATGTTATCCTTTTCGCAAACAGAATGCTGAACGTAATGCGCTTGAGTATGATAATAATTTATATAGTATACGTTTTTATCTACTATAATTTTTTAAATATTGCTTAAATAAAAGAATACGCTTAGTTATTTTATCTGACGTACTCCCACGACTAAAGTCGTGGGGTTCTTGTGTCCATTGCGCTCATCATGCGGCTACGCCGCTCGATAAGGCTACTCCACATTGCGGGGCATCAGTGCTCCCTTTACATACATCTCTGTCTGTATGCAATGGATCAATTAGAGGCCATGCTGCAATGTTAAAGGCAGCATTAGCATCCGCATGATCTACGTGCCCACATGACGGACACGTGAAGCTCTTATCTTGCCGTATGCCTATAGTCCCGCATCTACTACACGTTTTTGAAGTGTAGCGGGGATCAACTAAGCCTACATCTACTCCAAACTTTTTGGCCTTGTACTGAATCATCGTCAGTAGTTGGAAATAAGACCAAGAGGATAAGGAGTACTTAAAAGATCGAGCTTGTTTTTTGTTGTTTCGAATTCCCTTGAGATTCTCCAACTTAATCGAGCAGCCATTCTCCTTTGCAGTTAAGATTATCTTCTTTGAAATCTTGTGATTCAAATCTCGGACGATATTTGACTCTCTTCGCTTGATCTGATTGAGCTTCCTATACTTCTTCTTGCTCTGTAGTTTCCTTCTGATGCTTTTGTACTTGGTGTGAATGTGGAGAGCTTTCTTTCCAAGCTTAATAACATCACCAGTAGAAGGAATTCCAATAACAGCACAGTGGCCTTTGGTATTCAGATCAACACCAAGGTGCTTCTCAGACTTAATCAGATCCGGCTCTTTGACCTCTCCGGTAATATAGGCGTATGTCTTGTCGAGTTCTATCTGGTTGATTTTCTGAAACTCATACCTGAAGTGCTCAGTGGGGAGTTTGAGCTTCAGACAGGGGATAGAGAGTTGTTCAGATTCAGCCTTGACAGACTGGTTAGGCACCGTGAGCTTGACACGACTGACTCTCTTGAGCTTTTTATTCGCGCTGTACTTTTTGAGCACCTGATTTGACAGCGCTGATTTCAGACCGAAGTGTTTAACGTCCTTCGAGCTACGTGATCCAGTCTTCAAAGCAAACACAGCTATCCGGCGAGCCTTTTCAAGCTCGACAGATAGGTCTACTCCATGTTTGATTTTGATTGTGAGGATCATTTGTTCTTTTGGTCGTCGATGTACTTTTTGATTGTCTCTTCTGAAATGTGACCTATCGATTCACAGTAGTAGGATCGGGTCCACAGTGACGGGAGTCTTGATTTCAATTTTGGGAACTCTATCCTCATCACTCTCGAACTGTATCCCTTGAGGTGCTTTACGATCAGATGAGGAGAATTGACTGGAGAGCATTTAACGAAAAGATGAACATGATCGGGCATGACTTCCATTTTCTCAATAGAAATAGAAAGCTCCTTTGCCTTTTCATGGAACAGCTCTTTGAGTCTTTTCTCTACATCTCCAACCAAGACTTTGCGTCGGTACTTGGGGCACCAGATTAAGTGGTATCCCAAATTATAGGTCGCCTTGTTTGACTTGTCCCATCTTGGCATATTAGATACCTCCCGTTTATCTAATATACTATATTTTCATAGAAGAGTTCGACTTATCTATTGCTCGCTTTCATCCCACGACTGAAGTCGTGGGCTTTCCCGCTCGCAAGATCGTAAATTCTACAAATGACATTGTCGCTAATTGTTTTTTTGAATATTTTTTAAAAAGTGCTGTAAGTGCTGTTAAAAATGAATCATTCATGTTCACCTGCTCGTTTTGCAAGTTTTCTATCAATACTCCTCTTCATAAAAACATAAAATGGATGATCTTTACCAATACGGTCATTACAATCTTCTGCTTTATCAATATTATTTTCTTTAAGATATTTATAACACGCAAACACTAACAACCATTTATGCCAATATTCTGGCAAATCGTCCATAAACACAGTCCGAGTCCTTAACTGTTCTTCAAATTCGCCGAGCATTTTCACATATTGTAGAGAATGTGTCGGCATCGGCGGCATTTCTAATATTTCGCTGACTGTTCTGCTACTATTAGCTAATATTCTTTGCGCCCATTCAAAATCTTTTTTGTAAATGTGTAACGAACCATCGACGTGATAATACCAACCCAGTTCAACTTCAAGCTCTGAAGCCATCACTTCTTGAATTGTCGAAAAATTATATACGTCAGTGCTAAGCCCCAAAAGTACATCGTTCGATCGCATGCTAGCTATCATGTTCAATTTATTACGTCTAAGTAAAAATTGAAAGCTTATCGTGCATGGTACATCTTTTGTAATAACATAATCTGATCCTGCTAAAAATATGTTGCAAATAGCTTGTCGACTATCAGAATCAGATTTTAATTTATCAATGACTAATCGAAATTGGTCAAGAGGTATTAGATTTTTATCAGGTAATCTTCGAAGTCTTGGTCCGTAAGCACCATGAAAAGTGTGACTATTATCTGAAAATTGACTAATTTTTGAATTATAAAATGAAATCATGTCGACATCTTCGCGACCGTTCATAATCCATAAACATTCTGCGAGCATAAAAGCCAAATTGATTTTTCTTTCAGGATTAAATATCAACCGTTTTCTAGAATTTTCAAATCCAAGCATATATGATATTAATTCTTTTGTTTCCAAACCTCTTGGATATGACGTCTGACCTAGTCTCATTAATGCATCAATTGCCTGAATATATGCGTGCTCAAATGAAGTTGCCATTGTACAATTAAATTCATTCATTCAAAAACCTGCTACTTTCTAAGTGCTTATTGGAAGCATTCAAGATTCCTGCTTCATAATTTAAGAAAATTCTTTACAATTTTGGTCTTCTACTTTACGAAAAAAAAGCTGATGCAAAAATGCACCAGCCTTTGTGAATCGATGTTAATCTTTAAGGATCAATTTACTTTTTGTCGTCGCCGGCTGTCTCTTCTTCTTCAACATACTTTTCAAGCTCAATAGCACCGTTGACAAGCAGCTTCAGACTCTTTAGCGGGCGGAATTTCACAACATCTTTTTCAGGAATCTTGGTCATTTTACCGAATGATTTGCGCTCTGTAGCTTTCTTATGAATCTTGACAAACTTGCCAAAACCTGGGATCTTTACGTAACCTTTCTCTATCAAACCTTTCTTAATAGCATAAACCACAGCCTGAATAGCTACTTTCGACTCACGACGTGAAAGACTGGTTACATCTTGAACAACCGTAATGAGATCAGGCATACGGAATTGTTCAGCCTTTGACCGACGTTGTTTCTTGACTTTCCCTTCTTTAGCCATGAAAACCTCCTGCTGTTAAGTTAAAAGTTATACTACAACCAACTTTTATACTACGGTTTTATTCTATACTGCTTGCGCTATAAATTTTACATATTTTATTGCATCGTAGTAGTAAGTGTTAACAGCTTCAAAGATGTCATGCAGATAATATTCTCGCAAAAAAATATTTGAATGCACTTAACTACGCATTATCTTTCAAATATTTATCAGCAAGTTCTTTATAAAAAATATCCGCACGTTCGTAGCCACATCCTTTAACAATTTGTCCATTTTCAAGAGCTACATAACATTCTATGGCTTCTTTTTCAAAGGGCCCTATAGATAGTGATGTTATTGTTCTTCTATTGCATCCTTTACAAATTATTTCTGACATTTTTCTTCTTTATTAGATCAAACATTGTATCATGAAAACGTAGTTATGAATTCATTGAATTTTTGCAAGATCGTAGAAAACTTATACGTCTTAAATAAATCTCTTAAATGAGAGAAGTCTGGCTTACTTTGTTCTACATTAACGTCTAAATCTTTTATATCCGTCTTAATTGTCACTAATTGTTTTGATAATTTAAGCTTATCTTTAGATGCGTTTATCTTTTGTTGCAAGTTATCACTTATTTCTTTTTTTAACCCTTTCCGATTAAACTTGTAATGAATATCAGAACTAATTATATTCTCTATCGTACCATTACATTGAATCAATTCTGACGCAGTCTTTTTACCTATACCCTCGATTCCGGCGATATTATCCGAACCATCTCCTTGTAAAGTTAACCAATCGATAAATTGATTGGGCGAAATACCATACTCTTCTTTAATCACATCAGGGGTCATCAATTTATCTTCACTTTGACCAGAACCGGGATGTAATACTGAAACATTGTTACTGACTAATTGGTTGAAATCCTTATCGCCCGAAATGATGAGGACTTTATAACCTTTCAATCTAGCTTGCTTTGTCAATACGCCGATAATGTCATCAGCTTCTGTATTAGGCATCTGACACTGCATTATTCCTAATGTTTTCAGTACGTCCCTAGTCAGACCGACTTGGAACAAGAATTCTGGTGTTTTTTTAGCCCTAGTAGCTTTATAGTCTGCACTAAGTTCGTGCCTGAAATTTTTACCGCCACCGTCCCAGACGACTATTAATACATCATTAAGTTGCCTATGTGTATCTACTATTTTTTTGAGCGACCATAAGAAACCGTACGTAGCGCCAGTGAACACTTCATTGCCATCAATTGTAGCTTTTAAATTTTGAAATGACGGTACATGAAATGTCCTGCTCAATAAATGATTTGCATCTATCAGAATGACTTTTTTGAAACTTTGCTTGAGCTGAAGCTTCGCAGATTCTTGACAACGCAGCATAGCACAATCTTTCTTACTTATTTACTTCATTTTTTTCTTTTTCATGCGCCGTCTTTGCTTTGAGAATTTTATCAGCATTTTCCCAATGAATCCCGTAAGTTTGTAGAAGATATGAAAAATCTTTTATATCGTGATCATCACATTTGCGATATCTTTTAGACATGTTATCCTTTTCGTTAATAATGTTAAAAAATGTATTCACCTTTTAACATCTAACCAAAAAATTTGAAAGAGTCTGCTTGCAGCTTAAATCCGCAAACCTTATCTTCACTGGGTTAAACAGAACCACACTATCGATTAGATCCCTGATAAAGGAACCATCACCGATTACTTTTCTAAGTGTATTTAAAGACCCACCAATATCAGCATTGATAAGCTTTCCAACAGAGCTCTGAAAAAGCCCTCTCTTAATCCTCTTGCCCAAGTAAACTTTGTGCTTTTTTACGGGCTCTAATGCTAGTCCATCGCACTTAGATGTGTATGACTCCTCTTTACAAATCAACACAATGCCTACTAAATTACATTTGTATTTTAACATCTTCAAAAATAGTTTATGAGGTATGTTGGTAAACTTCTGATTCGAAACTTTACCAATATCGATGGAGTCTTTCCATCGCTTATTATACCCACAAACTATAGTACCAATGTTTTTCACTATGCAATAATTTACAAGAAGCCTCGTCATTTTATGAAACTGATCCCTGATAAAAAACTCTCTGTAATTACTTAGTTCGTTTGATTTTCTACGGCATGCTCCGCCTCCTTTTTTGTCTCTGAAAGATCTATTCTTTGCAAGAGTTTTGTTAAAAAACTGATTTATAGACTTAATAGGTTTGCCGTCTAAAAGAAAAGATTTATCTTTAGAAATACAAGCCGCTAAATTGTTGACTCCCAAATCTATTGATAAATAATTGTTCTGATCTAGTTCTAAATTGGCACAATCTACGCTATAGACTATCTCTATCTCATATCTATTTTTTCTCGGCAAAATTCTTATCTGATTAAATTTACTAAAATCTTTATCTACCTCGGGTATTCCTATGGATATGTTTTCTTCTAATACTATTTTATTATCCTTTATTTGGGAGCATTGATTAGTATAAACTAGTAAATTTATGCTCCCACGTTTTAGAAATCTAGGAGGTCTCGGTTGACCGGTAAATTTATTGGGATCCTTTTTAAACGGTTTGAGTGCTCTGAAATAAGAGTTCCAGTTTTTATCCAGCATCCTTAATGTTTGCTGAGCCGCCTGTGCTTTTAGTTTCCTATAATTTATCTCGTGCTCTAGATTCTCTGTGACTTTCATTATTTGGTCTAGCTCGTTATATCGTATCCATTTACCAGATTTATTTAGCTCCTGTTTTATGGTATAATTCGCTTGATTATAGATATCATTAGACACTCTACACAAAGTATCCAGCTCAATGTTTTTCTTTCTATAGTTAAATTTGTGTACGAGTTTCATTTTCTTCTTCTGTTTTGTTTTTCATATTCATGTGATTACATTAAAAACTACCACAAACAGAGTATTTAAATACGACATACCTGAGTGGGATATTAGTTTATATTGTACACATTTTTAGCTACTATATACAGTTTAAAACTATAAATTTATGAGAATCATCAATGAAGCTTAAACAATAGCGGCATTGAGGCGCTGTTTGAGCCTCAACGACACGCATCGCTGCATCACGAACCGGCCTGAGTTACGCAAACGATGTAAGTTTCATTTTTCTTCCAAGTTTGCGCTATGCGGAAGTTGACGCTTCGGCAATTTGGGGCTTCTGCCCCGTACCGCATGGCGCTGTTGTAGGCTGTGTGTGCGCTTCCGCCAGTGCTCTAGTGCAATCCCACCATGCGCTCTTGACTTTGAGGCGAACACCACCTACTGTTGTATCATCAACAAATCCATCTACACCGCGCCAAACCTTGAAATGACATTTAAGCCACTCCGCCTCAAAGTCTGTTTCAGCAACAATCTCCATATCGTGTCCAGACGTATCACACAACGGCAAAACTTTCATTGCACCCTCCAATTCTAAAAAGTACACATTGTTTCCACATTGACAATAATTCCAAATTGTTTACCTCTATCCAGATCATAAAATATCCTTTTAACCTCTTATTCGGAATTTTTTTCCTGGCTCATCGATATAAATTACCAATTTTTCAGAATCTGACCGCGTTATCATTATGTCATAAGTTTCAGCCAGTTTTAAAATGTTACCAAAAATACGGACCTCTTTCATCTCACTAACATTTTTATGAACCCAATGAGCTTTGACAGGGATATCCAAAAAGACTCCAGTTTCTGGAAATTTATAACTAGTTTTAGATAATGGCACACTTTTGTTAGTTGGTGTGGAAGGAGCGATTTCCTCCAGTTTGGTGGCGATTCGCTCCATAGCTACCACAAATCTCTCTAATAGTTTAAACTCTCCCAAACCTACGTTAATGTCTGTTGACATGATCGCCACCTTTCAAAATGTGTGCTGGTTTGCCCTTCAAACACCCCCACGTACCACTTGACGTATCCTTACACCATGAAGGGCAAACTGGCACACTTGGTGGATGTAAATTTGCGCCTTCCACAGTGTCCGGCGCGCACCCCGGTACAGGCAACTGACGCCACGCGCTTTCATTATCTTGCAATTCCCACATAGTACCGTCGTCGCACAGACACCACGATATGTAGTGACACTGACTCCAATAATCATTCGGCACCTGCTGAACATCGAACTTTACAATCTTGCGCGCCATATAAATCTCCTTGTCTATTTGTTGTGCGCTGTTAGAACCAGTTACCTTGACTATCCAGTAAAACATGTTTGCCGCACCGAGGACAGCAACCAAGCATCGAGCAGCCATCAAAGCCTATGGAGTCTGGCTGACGATGCCAACCCATTGATGTACAGAACCATTTACTTGACGAAAACGAACTTACGACACCCAATAAAAGCATCGTAACTATGAGGGCAGCGGCAGACAGAATCAGCACGAGTGCTACTAACTGCAAAGCAAACATGTTTTACCTCTCGATATAAAGACTGGTTCTAATGGCGCACAACGATTTGCTAAACAGCCGATAGTTCGCGCAATTTGAACAAAAACGCGCTAATGTTACTTAACGAAGCGTTACTTTCGTAAAACTCACAATTGTCGTTTAGCAATGCGCGAATTTCGGCTTTTAGCTGGTTTACATTTTTTGCACATGGCGGAACTACGTCGCGCACATGTCGTATGCAGTGTATATACAGCTCGCACTCTACGCATTGATTCGTACCGCATATAGCCATGTGCCTATAACCTCCGAGAAAATGTAAATGGCATACAACGTTTGCTAAACGGCTGATAGTCGCCACAGTCTTTGCGTGACATCGGTAATGACCTTACTTTGTTCCTCAGTCGCCCCGAATAAAGGCTCAAGCAACGCCGCACACATGGCGATTTCGGCCTTTAGCTGTTGTACGTCTGTGGGCTGAGTACCGCTGCTTTCCAGTGGTTGCGCCGCTCCGCAACGCACACACCTTGTTACATATTCAAGAGGCTCACGACCGCAACTATTGCATTTTGACATAAGCAACCACCTCCAATAAATTTAAGAAGCCCATTGCGTACAACGCCCGCGATTATGCGCAGTGCGGCGCTTTGGCCGCATAATGCCGCCTATCTATATTCGTTTTGGCCGTGGAGTTTCGGCCAACGTTTTACGCACTCGCTTGCTGTTGCAGCTCTTCCTCGAAGGCAACCAATATCTGATCTACCATGCCAAGATTGACGGGCAACCGAGACAACGCGCCGCGAAGAGCTGCAATTGCAAGCTGCGTATGTTGGTTGTCTGTGGGCTGAGTACAGCGGTTTTCAGCGGCGCATACCTCGCACTCGTGAATAACCCTGAACTTCACAACACCATGTTTACTACATTTGAAAAATGGAATTGCCATTTGCGCCGCCTATAATAAATTTAAGAAGACCATTGCAACCAACGTCTCGCGAAACGTGCGCTGTGGCATCACAATTTTTTACCACAGCGAATACAAATAGACTCTTGAAAATTGTGTTGACATTGCGCACTTTCGCTGTTGTGCGATGTAACCGGCGACTCCCATTGTTCTGCGCGTACGAAAGTGGATTGACCAAAAGCTGCTTAAGGCAAAAAACTTCCGGCCTACCACTATAGTGCTCGACATGCTCCAGAGCCTGCCCGAGATCGCTGATAGCGGTACGCAGATCGTGTTTGTGAATCATTCGCGCCTCCAATATGGTTCGCCGGTTATTTCGCACAACGTTTGATGCATGGCGAAGTTTGGTACTCCAAATTTGGGGGTACTCCCCGCCATGCATTTGTTGTACGAAGTTTAACCGCGTTCCTTAATGTTCCTCCGGGGCGCTCTTGCTTTTTTGGCGATGACATCAATAGGTGTTTTGGCAATTTCCAATGTAACTTTAGATATACCAGACGATAGGGATAACTCCCATTTTATTTTCTGTACTAATTTGACCCTGTTACCTTTAGAATCCACCACCTGTGTGCCAGCAACAGTACCGTCGCTGATAATTCTCAACTCTGTGTCTTTCATGTTTTTCTCCTGTTTTGCGCCCCGGCTATAAATCCAAGACGCGGTTAAATTTTGTACAACGTCCGCCGCACGCCCGATGCAGCGGACTATAATAAAATTAGTCCTTAGTCAACTTCCACTGTTTTGGGCTGTGGCTGTTGGCTGCTATTTTTCGCGCTACCATAGTGTCCTTGTGGCGGCTCTTAGGCACAGGACGTGCCTCTTTTGCTTTTGGTTTGCGCACGTATGATCGGATTTTTTTCAGCAATGGCTCTCCAGTACCATTCCATGCAAATGTATTGTTTATATCGTACATAGAGAGAAGGCCCTTATCGAAATACAACCACACACTTGCTATCCCATCCGTCAGATAGAATGATCCAGATATATCCTTTCTATCTGATCCAATAGTTAGTTTTTCTCCATTTTTAAGTAGGATGCTATCTCCCACTTTATTAGGAAATATCTTACGTGAAATTTTCTGTGTTGTAAAGTACGACCGGCTCATCACATCCCTCCTCTCTCTTCGTTTGTGGCTTTTAGTCTTTAATTTTGAGAACTCTTTTAGACTCCTTGAGAAAAGGGAATTGCTTTTCAAACTCAACACTATTTTCTCCGTAACACCTAATTTCTGTAGCATCTCTATGAACCCACACGCGAGCACCCCACATCGTCCCCATAAGACCCTTTTTTAATTCTTTAGCTAAGCAGGAGACATCCAACATATCTTTTCCGTGTTTTCTCAGGGAACTGAAAATCTGAGCGTTCATAGTCACGTCGGTTACTCGTCGACATTTTGGCATACGGTTGTTGTAGGCTGTTGGCGAGCGCACTCCTTAGTGTCCGCCCGCCGATTCCACGCAAGAACCGTTTTCTCTACCGTTCCTTCATGCTCATGATAACCGCAAAACTTTGAACAGTGTATTAAACACGACCAGCCATCTTTCGGTGGAGCTATCGGCGCAGCAGGAGCCCCACATTTACGACACGGAAGCAATTCTTCGGCGGGCATATAATTTCCTTTCTTTGCGCTCGACAATTGACTACAACGTCCGATGCATGGCGAAGTTTGGTACTCCAAATTTGCGGGTACTCCCCGCCATGCATTTGTTGTAAGATGTGCGGTTGGCTTCCTTACTTTCCCGCCGCCGCTGCCTTTATTTGACGTAACCAATAGCCCAACTATCTCCTGATCTGCATTGCCATCCATAAACAGGATGATGGACGACAAGAGGAGCCTCACTGTAAGTGCAGTCTTTGTTAGAGCATAGAAACCAGAAAGTGCCGTGCTCCTCATGGTATCCGCTACAAAAATCTCCCCAGTCTTCATTGTCCTTGCTTACCGGTTCTAGTTTATGACCGCATCGGGGGCAGAACCATTGTCCAGGATCCTCGATTCTGTCATGCCACTCTTGTTCGCGTTTGGTTTGTTTTTCGAGTTCTTCTTCTACAGTTAATTTTGCAGTTTCTTTTCTAACTGTTATTTTTTCAGAGTCTGTGAGATCTGAAAAAGGTTTACCATATAATTTTTGAGAGCAGGATGATAATTTCATGTGATACCTTGTTTTGATTTTAGCGGCGGCTTATAATTTTCAGAGCCAACCGCATTTCTTACAACGTCCGCAAAATGTACGCCGTGTTACTGAACCCACACTCGACCACAGATACGACATCTACACTTCTCAGATATTACCAACGGCACTGAGGTGCATTTACATGGCGTACTTTTGCTGTTGGTTGATGTGGAAGGAATGCCTACCATAGTGTTTCTGCGAACATGCCGTTCGCCACACCACCAACCTATTGAAAACGAGATAAACAACCCGATTATTAGACATCCTATGATAAAGTACAGCATGTTCGCCTCCAAACATAAAAAGCATGACTGGAATTTCAACCAACGTTCGCTAAACGGCTGATAGTTGCCGCAGTTCGTCAATACATTTAGCGACTGTAATCATATCACCTTTACTTAATGCCACAATAGCTGGAAGCATAGTAGCGGCAATTTCAGCCTTTAGCTGTTGTAGGCTGTGACGTGCCGACTCCTCTTTTGCTCTCTGTGTGGCCATATACTCGGCATGAAATTCGGACATAGGTCGTTCAACTTTACCACGATGCATCCATGAAAACATACTTGCTCCTTATGGCCGCACCTACAATAAAGACTCGGCACGGCATTGACTACAACGTTTGCCGCACGCTTGATGCGGCCTACAAAAACATAATCATTAGTGTAAAGCCGTTTCAAGCTGCGGCTGTTGTACGTCTGGTTTGGCGGTTTCAATATTCTTCTGCCGCCGATTAGTCTATATCAAAATCATCTGGTGACTTGCACGAAGGACATTTGGCCTTATTGTTTTTATAATCCCGTTTAAACTGATCGTCAAACCACCACCGTTGACTAAATACACGCCGCGCATGACGACCCATTGACCAAAGCATAATATGCCAAGAAAAATATTACTACTTTTAAAACCATTTTCACGCGCCCAAACACAGTCCATTCCTATCATGCGCGGCTTCCAGTATTCGGCAAAATCTTCGAGAATAAGAGAAACGGGATTATAGCCAAATGGCATATGCCGCCACCTCCAAAACTGTTTGAGGCCAGACCACCGCCAATACCAAAAATCATCCTGTGACCAGCCGCACTTGTGACAATGAAGGTATGCCATATTTCTCCTCGGCGGCCTATCAAATTCAGAACCGCCAAACTTGCGTACAACGTCCAACAAATGGTGAAGTCGTGTACTCACGATTTAGTCTTCGGCACCATTTGTTTGTTGTAAGATGTGCTCACCATTTCCTTATTGTTCTGTGGGCGCACTCCTACCTAAATAACGCCAATAATCAGGATTATCCATAGGGCCAAATTGATACCAGTATGACCATTTGTTTTCTACACACGAATAATGAGCAGGTCTATGAATATAACTTGTCCAAGCTTCTTTTTTACCAATACGCTTATTACATACACAACATATTTTAGGTTTTTCAAAAAGCATTAAAAATAATCCCAAAGGACTAATGATGATACAAAAAATGTAGGCTAACACCAAATAGGTGTAGGCTAACACAACATAGATAAAAGACAACCTGTATTTTAAAACATCGTAAACGTTCTGCATTAGGTCTCCTTTTTGCGCCCACCCATAAATTCAAAAATGGTGAGCATTTCTTACAACGGTTCAGCAACGTGCGCCGTGCTCATGTAGCTTACGGCCACAGGTTTTACAATAGTTGACAAGCGGCGGAATAGCGCCAAAATCTACACACTGTGGGCATGGCGCACTTGCTTTGTTGGTGGATGTAAACCGCGCCTCCGCTGCTTTCGTGGCCGCTTTCCATACCTGGCGAACCGTCGGCGGCGTATCGTGTCGCGCAAACCATCGGATCATAAATCGAAGCACTTCATCGGCGGCCACCTATAACCTCCAAGCGCGGTTTATTTACACCACCGTCCGCGCTACTGGTGCCGTTGTGCGAACTCATTTGTAGGACAAGATTCTCGCACGTGTTCACCAGCCATTATACAAGAAAAAGTATATTTACATTTTAAGCACAATGACACCATAGCGCTGTTGGTGGATGCGGAGGGAGCGGATTCCTCTTTTTCAGAGGCGCAAATCTTACACGGCACCATGACAAACTCTGTTATGGTGTCGCCGTTTGATCGCCCTCCAATCTTCGGATACATTTCGCTTCCACATACCGAACACGTATGATAAATCGTTCCTGACATTTTTGCGCCTCCTATAATTCGTGTTTTAGAGCGACCGAAATTTACACCAACGTTCACCGCACCGCACGAAGGTTGCCCGTTTAACATGGACAATCTCCGGCATTCGTACACTGTATCTTGACAACAGAGAAATGACAATCTCGGTTGAATGTAGGGCAACTTTTGTGCTGCGAATGTTGGGTGCTGTTCGCGCCCGCTCCGCTATCTGCTGCGGTTTCGCGGTGCTGCAAATAGGCTACCAACTCCCGAACAAGACTTCGTCCCTTTGACTCGATGAAGTCGTGGACAAGATTATCGTGCTTGCGCAGATTACACAGCGGGCAAGTACGATTCTCGTAAACGATACTACACTTTCGACATATCTTCATAGCGAAACCGCCTATCATATGGTCGGGCGCGAATTGCACCCAACGTCTGCGCTACTGGTGCAGTAAACGCCTAAAAATATTAGCATACTTATCCGTAAATTCACACACCGCCAATGCACATTTTTCATCGGGAGTAGTAATCAGCTTGCTATCATATTCCTTAATGTAAGCGTTTATTGCATCCATAGCGCTGTTGGTGGATGTAAACTTTTCCACCTCAGCTTTCAGTTTGCCGTACTTCGCCACAACATCGGCATGTACGGACTCGGGTAACTCCAACGCAAGGCACCTAATCACCTTGTCAAATTCGGCAAACATATAACCTCCAAAGAAAAGTTTATTTCCACCAACGCCCAGCAACGGGTGCTGGAAACGCCTATAATAAAATTCAATCCTTAATGTCCTGCGTTTCTGGCATCCCTTGCTGTGTTGTAAGATGTGCTGGCCGTATCCCTAATGTCTTGGCGGCGGCTCTCTTATGCTACCGTGTTACTGTACCCTATATCCTTTTTGAACTTGATGCAGTTTGTTTCAAAGTTATGCTTCGTCAGCAATTCAGCACACACCGCTTGACCTTGCTCCCTTGCCTTATAAAATAGAAATTTCAGCGTAGGGGGTATCTCTACTGAGATACCGTTTTGATTGCTATCAAACCCCGTAACAGCGATGTGACAGTCATCATACAGCACGTTGATAATAGACACATCCAATCCAGAAAAATCACAGTCTTCAGGCAACTCTGAAAATGGCACAGTAACATAGGTACAGAAAATGCGCTTACCATCTTTGATAAACTGGTGGTCGTACTTCTCGATAATGCGTTTCATGTTTTCTCCTTGTTTTGGTTTTGCCGCCGCCCTATAATTTCAGAACGGCCAGCATTTCTTACAACGGTTCGGCAAATGTGTGCCGTGCCGCTACGGTTTACGGTACAGATTGTAGTTGCTACAATTTTCACACTCAGATTCTAAATAGCCGAGACACGGAAGCATGGCACACTTTGCCTGTTGTGCGAATGCGGAAGGAGATACCACCTTAGATTTCCTGTTGCGAATGGCATTGATGAATATAAGTGTGCCCCAGCAACCAAACCCCGATAAGACGATAAGCAGCCAAATTGGAACAAACATAATTCGCAACCTTTCAATAAAATAAATCGACTGGAATTTCAACCAACGCGTTCAGCAACGGGTGCTGGAAACGCCTATAATAAAATTCAATCCTTAATGTCCTGCGTTTCTGGCATCCCTTGCTGTGTTGTAAGATGTTCGCCCCGCCTCCTTAGTGTCCTGCGAGCGCGTCTTTTTCAAATTTGAACGCGATATTTGAGACCTCTCCATCTTCAATGGGCATCCCGTACAGCATAGGTAACTCACCCATAATAGTAGGTAGCTGAACAAGGTCCTGGCAAAAAGTAAGTAACATAGCTTTGTACTCAGGAGACACAATAAATCCACACAGTTTATTACCGTCAGTTTTGATTTTCTTTTTGTGCTCCACCATTTTGTGCCCTAAATCATCTCGAAATTGTTGTGCAACGGTCTTAAACTCGGGCAAGACACGAAGGTCCCTTACAATATTCGGGGACTGAAATATCGATACCGGTCCTGCTTGCATTTGTTTCTCCTTTTTTGTTTTTGGTTTTCGCGCTCGCCTAAATATTCTCAAAGCGGGGCGAATTTCTTACAACGTCCCGGGCCACTCGCACGATGCGGCGGCCTATAATCCCCTACCCCTTGTCAGCCGCCGTTTCGTGCTGGCCCTGTTGTATGCTGCCGGGCACGCGCTCCACCTGCTCGGAGGGACGACTCTTCATCGAATCTATGTGACAAAGAAAGCGGAGCGCCATCGCGCCAACCTGCACAGCCTCGTTGTGCAACTCAGCCCAGCCGCCGCCTTCATACGTAAACTGCAATGCTGCCTGTTGTAGCTCACCAGCTTCCTCAACCACTATTGCGGCGGCGTGTACCGGGTCTGTAGGAAACGAGGGGAACTTGCGCTCCGCTTCCTCCAACTCACCGCGAATGCTTGATAACGCCTGGATGATTGTCATTTGTCGCCCCTTTACAATATGGTCGCGTGACCGGTTGCATACAACGGTTCGGGCTACGCACGAAGTTTGCCCGTAACCTTGATACCGCAATCATTGCAAATGTAAACATCAGCCTGATACATCTCCACAAGATTGCCACCACATTGAGGGCAAATTTTGTGCTGGCCCTGTTGTGGGATGTGGAGCGCAGGTTCCGCCAGTTTAGCGGCGCTGCTACGCCCCTTCGATCCCAGATTGTCGATGCACTCCCAGAACAATTTGCGTTTGAAATCACTATCTCTCATGCGCCGCCTCCAATCATAAAACCTGCGCGGAATTTCCGACAACTAGTTATTATATGAACCTATTTTTTGTATACAAATTTCCTAATTCTTTTATTTTCCAATGGCTTAACATATTTTATAGGTCTTGGCAATGAATTATAAAACTCTTGTTGTTGTCGTTGCTCGATCTTCTCAATTAATTTATCAAATAACTTTACACTACTTAATTTAAATTTCTTACACCATTGTCGCCAAATTCTTCGTTTATCAGGAGCTACTTCAATTGTAGTTCTCATAACTTTTATAATCAACCTGCTTTGCGTAGATTGATATAGCTGCTCTACTTAAAATTGACAAGCGTCGATAAACCATTGGTGGTCGTACTTCTCGATAATGCGTTTCATGTTTTCTCCTTGTTTTGGTTTTGCCGCCGCCCTATAATTTCAGAACGGCCAGCATTTCTTACAACGTTTGACCAATGGCGACGTTACCGCCCTATATTATGCCACGCACAGAACACAGATGTAGGTTCTGCATCGTCGTAACAACCAGTGATGAGGCACCTGGGCGGTAATGTGGCTTCAGCCCCTGCGCCATTGGTTTGTTGTGTGCTGTTGGCAATTTCTTCCACAGCTTCCAGTGGCGCTTTCTCGACGAAGCCACCACAGCCGACCATAGCACATAACCCACTTAGATTCGCACACCTTCCGCACCGTTCTGTCATCATAGCGCCACCTCAGTATATAAGAGAAATTGACAATTGCAAACAACGGTTGACAAACGTGCGCCGTAATCAATCGTGAAAAAAATCGGGGTGGCTGTGCTGACCATACCCATCTACTGGAACGACACGGCCATCATCTACATGGCGCACTTTGTCTGTTGCACGGGCGTTTCGCCGGACTGTAGGCCGCGACTCCTTAGTGCTCCGTGAATTTTGGAAACCCTTACGAGGGCAGATACCCCGCTCCGGTCCCATGCAATCGCTACATTTACAACTGGCGTTACGAATAATTCTCGTTTCCAAAATTCACCTCCAACATGGTTCGCGGCCTATTGCGTGCAACTAGTTATTATATGAACCTATTTTTTGTATACAAATTTCCTAATTCTTTTATTTTCCAATGGCTTAACATATTTTATAGGTCTTGGCAATGAATTATAAAACTCTTGTTGTTGTCGTTGCTCGATCTTCTCAATTAATTTATCAAATAACTTTACACTACTTAATTTAAATTTCTTACACCATTGTCGCCAAATTCTTCGTTTATCAGGAGCTACTTCAATTGTAGTTCTCATAACTTTTATAATCAACCTGCTTTGCGTAGATTGATATAGCTGCTCTACTTAAAATTGACAAGCGTCGATAAACCATTGTGGTAAAATACTTACATTACGTTGTATAAATCCTCTTGCTCCACTATCAAATACATATACTGTTCCCCAATCAGTCTCTGATCTAAAAATGCGACCGTAACTCTGAACCAGTGTCAGGCATGTTTGCCAATTGTACCAATCAGGATCAATTGCCATTCTTCTAGATACTTGTTTATCACCCAAATATAAATACGGTACTTTGACTATAATTTCCCAACGTGCTAAGTCATCTTTAAGATCAAGACCCTCAGTCATAGACGGCGAAACTAAAACCATAGGATCTGTCGATTGCATAAACTTTTGAAGCATCTTTTCACGATTCTCTGAATTATGAAAAATCAACCGATGGTCATGACAATTTTCTTGTATGTAATTTGCAATCTTATATGAATGACAATGCACTAGTGCTTTTTCAGACTTATGATATGCCAGTGCTTTTTTCAAGTCTCTGACAATATTTGGTAACGTATCGTCGATATTCGCTAAGTTCATAAAACCAGAATTTGTAAAAAATATCTTCCGATTTTTAGCAGGAAACGTTGATGGCACTCTTATAAAAGCAGCTTCATCACAATTGATACCAAGACTATGACAAAAACTCTTTTTATCTAAAATAGTAGCTGACATGTAAAGTCGTTGTTCACCGTAATTTAATAAACAATCGGGTGCAAATAAATTAATCGTCAATGGTTTAAAAATCACTTTCTTCATCTTTAATTTTTCAGTTCTTTCGACCGTAAACACCCATTCAACTAAACCTATAGTATTCAAAAACGTATTCATTCGTCGATAAAGACGATCAATTTCTTCAACTTGCGACACTAGTTCAGCCGTCTCTCCTGACATTTTTTTAAAATTAAAAGATTCACGACTAAGACTCACTCGCTGTCTATTCAAACTATCTAACTCATCATTTTTTTTCTTTAAAATCGCTTGCACTTGTTCTATATTTTCTTTTATCCACGCTTCATATTGATCTAATGATTCATATGTGGGAATAGCAACAGGATACCCTGATCGCTTAAACATAAATTCTGATAAAATGAACTCGACCTGCCCCATAAGCTCGCCCTCAAGCGAGTGACACTCGTCACAAATCAACAATTTCTTCTTACCGAACGATTTATTAGGATCACAATCTGTCACATTCAGAAAGTATGAATAATTCATCAACGCTATAATAGAATTAATTGTTCTTTTCTTAGCAATCTGATAAAGGCACGTTCCGTTTTTATAACATTGCTTTCTGGCAGGTTCATAGCACTCGTTACACATTGCAGGATCACCCAAAAATGTGCACTCATAATTGCTGCGACCTTTCAACACAGAAATCCTGTAATCTTCAGTGAAATCTTTAATATATTGATCTTGCAAGATTTTTTGTGAAGTTAAACAATAAGAATTCTCTGACCATAATCCACATGCAATTGCTACAGGCGATTTTCCAGAACCAGTAGGCATCTCTATAATAATGTCTTTAACACCATCAACAAAATGTTGTTGAATTTTATTAATGGTCTCTAATTGATACTGTCTATATGTCGGATACGGAAAGAAATCAGACACATTTTTTTGGTCAAATCTATGCATGGCTTAGTACTTCTCTAAACTTGTTCATGACATTGTTTATATCAAATGGTTCTAATCTTTCGATATGCTCATCTAATATTTGCTGTCGAAAATCAATTGACGACCTGCGCAGCATGTCGATCACTTGTACAAGATCATAAGCATCTGAAATTATGAGTGACTTATTAATAAATTTATCAATGTCTATTTGCTCTTTAAGGCCGATAGCAATCACGCCGTTCATTGCAAGTTCATAAATCCTCTGTGTTATGTGACAATGCCGTGCATAGTTTTGTTTGCATAATAAGACTGAAGCCAAACATTTACTATAAATAGTTCCCATATCTTTTGGTAAGATTCTATCTTCAAATTTAATATGCGGAAAATTGACTAAATTTCTCTTAGCCTGATCATCATATTTTAACCAATTGCCGACAAATATCACTTGCAGTTGTTTAGTTAATTGAGCCCATTGAAAAGAAAAAGGATTGATATATTTATAGATCTGGTCATCGCGCTCATACTGAGAACCAACATAACCAATAAGATATTCGTATCGTTTGTTTATTTTAGTGCCCTTTATCTTACTTAACTGACACGGAAACAATAGCGTTTTTCGTTCGAAGATTATCTTAGGAGGATAAATCGCAGGCGACAATATTGTGACTTGAAATTGATGCTTCTTATGATGATCAAGCCAATGTTCGTCATTAAAAGTGAGTTTTTCATCCTTATCCCAAATGATAATTTTAGTTGACATGTTGATGTAATGTAATAGTAATTGCGTCTGTCTATCATAATCTGGAGTGTATTTAGCATCTTCAATAGAAACGTCACAATTCCTGCCCGGTATTTTCCATCGCCATTCAAGGAATAATACATCAATTTGTGGAAAACCATTATCATATTTTATTTTACAAAGCGTTTGTCTTTGTTCATCTTTGTAAGATTTACTTACTGAGAGCCTAAATAATGGCATGCTATGATAATCGACATCACGATTTTCTTGTAACCACATAATGTCGTAGTTTTCTTTAAGTAAGTGTTCAATAAGCAATGCTCTTGTTAAACGTCCACCGTCTGGAGAGTCTACGAGTCCATCACCTATAAATCCCCATGCTGAATAGCCAATTCTCATAATAATATAGTCCTATAAATTTACAATGTCTTGTTAAAAATAAAAGTTAGTTCATTGTCTTTTTAAAGAACTTATATGAAAATCTGTTGCAAAAGAAGAAATTGATTTGAATTTAATTTTTGGAAACAATATTCTAAATCTATTTAATGTATATTTTTGTTTAACTGTATGAATGAACGTTTTAGGATCAATTTTTAATAAGTGTAATATATTCATTAAAAAAATAAAAACATCTGTTGTTTCTTCTATTAAGTGTTGTTTATCAATGGGTTTGCGTTCTTTATGTTCTTTATAATTCGTTTCACGAAGAAGTTCTATTATCTCATCAATCATTAACATACATGTATATTTTATTTTATCTTCAATATACTTTTCATCAATTGAATTAAAATCATAATGTGATAATCCATATAAATATTGCATCATCATCATCATGCTAAATTCGTCCATTGGTTCAATAACATATAACTTTTTTTCAGGATATTTTTTTCTAAATTCTACAACTTTTTGTCTTGAATTATATAACCATTGACTTTTTACTTCAATAAATACATCTTTTTCTGGAATATAAAAATCAGGTATATAGTGACCTAACTTGTCATTAAGAAAAAACTTATATTTTTCATATTCATATTTGAATAGTGATTTATGCAAGCGTTGTGCGACTAGCGCTTCCCAAGAACTTCTAAATGTTATACCATTATATTTTATGAAATTAGACGTTGTTTTATTTCTACATTGTGATCTACCTGTGATTTTATTATTAGCTAATAACTGACATTCATTACAATATTTTCGATCTTTGTTAATTTTGTCAAAAAATGTCTCATTACAATATTCACACTTAAATGCTTTTTCAAGTAAAATTTCAACTTGATCAGGATGAAAATTTAATCCACTACAAATTTTGCAAGCTAATTTTTTTTTAATTCTCATACAACACCTCTTAAGTAAAGTATATACTAAATCTTACAATGTTTTTATAAGTTTAGAATGAATTATCGAAGAGTCAGTATAAGATCGTGTGTTATGCGTATAATTTTCTTTTTATCAAATTGATGACTGTGAGATGTCTTATGCCACTTTGACGTCTTCTATTCGTAAATCAGTATAAATAGCCCTATTAAAAATTTGAATTTCTATTTTTAAGTTATTGACGTTGAGGATATCAACCACTCTACCCGATAGTCCTTTACAATGACCGCCTAATATTTCTATCATATCACCGATCTTAAATTTGAACGCGCTATTAATTTTACAATTTCCGGCAATAGCTCTTACAATGTCCATTTCTTCATCTTTAATTGGTCGTGGATGGTTGACGCCTAAAAATTTTACTACGAAGTTTGTTTCGAGGATCGCTGATTTGATGTCACTTGTAAGACAAGCGTGGATGAACAAGTAGCTTGGATATACTGGAAGGTTTCTGACTATTTTCTTCCTGCGGACTTCAGATATTTCTTTAATTGTTGGTAATAAAACATCGTCAATTTTTTTATCTTCTACTAGTTGGAGAAGTTTGTCTTTAATATAAAATTCTTTACCTTGCATTACGAAAAGAACGAACCAATTTTTGTTTTTACTCATATATAATTCATTAACAAAATTTCTTCATTGATTTACGAAATTGTTAATGAACTGCAAGATTGAACTCTTCAATGGTTTCGTTTCTAATTTTCTCTAATGCTCTAGCGATTTTTCGTTTTTTAATAGCTGATATTGTGGGTTCTGATTTATTATATTTTTTTGCCAATTCTTTACCAGAAATTAAACCTTGAATATTACTTCTTATAAATATGTCATATTGCATCGGCGATAGATATTTTTTACATTTATCAAGTATAGCTTCTGCAATTTCGCCTTCATCTTCAGATATATCATCACTTTTGTCAGGTATTACTTCGCTCAATGTTATTGAATGTTCATCGCTATTAACAGGCTCTTGTAAGCTATCCGTAAAAGATCGAGGACTTAATCGTTTACTGACGATCTTACCGTCAATTTCAAAATTGACTTCGACTGTGCGCTTCTTTTTTCGAAGTTCGACCATAACTCTATTAACTGTCTTCTCCAATGCTGTGTACATATAAGTAGAAAACTTTACGCCGTAATCGAAATCAAATTTTTCAGATACAGCCTTGTATAAACAGCATAGACAGCGCTGGTACAGATCGTCTTCATCGTATATATCAAATCCGTGTTTTGATTTCGATATGCGCCATTTAACGTATTTTTTAATGACTATATGCCATGAATTTTTACTATCATTTTCGCGTCTGCGATTTAATAATATTTTAAAAATTCGTGTTTGCTTCGTTTCTGTAGTCTGTGGCAATCTGTATTGTGCAATCAAAGATTCATCAGTTATAATCGGCATGAAATCCCCTCCCGACAGTAGATTGTTAATGAGTCGACGAAGCGAGAATCCATTTAAACAAAAATAACCTATACTAATTATAAATAATTTATAAATTGTTCGATGTACATACTTTTTTTCAAAAAATTATTTTTTCATTCATTGACTCATTAAAACAATGTGTAAATTGTTCTAGAGTACATTCATCAGGATCTTTGTTTGACGGTAAAACTATATTATAAACATCAACTTCAGCTTTAAGACTGTCTATAATTGATTGTGCAGCCACTTGTCCCGCATTCTTTGTCTTATCAGCATCATTGTCGAGTGCTACGAATATTTTATCAAAATGTCTGAGTAATAATGACCTGTTGTATGAACTCAACTTTGTACCACATAGAGCGACAGCATTGAATCCCCACGAAAACAATCTCATACAATCAAAAACACCCTCAACTAAAATAACATAATCTTTATTTGTGCCGACTGCATTGTCAAAATTAAACAATAGAAATTTTACATGAGTACCATAAATTATGTTATCTTTATGAACTATTTCACTATCCTTATCGATGACGGGCGGATATAATATCTTTTTACACTCATACTTTATTTTTAATTCTGCGATTTCTGTTATAGTCAGCCTATCTTTTTTTGCTTGTTTTAATAACTTTAACCACCTATTTGCTTTACCGGTCATATCACGAGCTGCAAAAGACATGACTCTATTGTCGACAGTAATTGGAACGATTAATCTACCCTTGTAATAACCACTCGTTGCATATTTTAAATGCCAAAAATCTATCATTTGCTTATTAACGCGTTTTTTAACTTTACTAAAGTATTTAAAAGCATTTTCGAATTCTAAGTGCTTGACAAAATCTATTTCTATATATTCTAGTTTTTCTAATTCAATGTCTTCTTCATTTCTTATATCTTTCAATTCGTCTAATAAATTATCTATTTGAGTAGTCTCATCACTATCATAACCGATCATTTTTTTAACGAATTCAACACTATTCTTAAAAGATTTCAAACTTTCTAATTCTTGAACTAGCGTAAAAAAATTTTTTCCACCACAAACAAAACAATTATATATGCCCTTCTTTACGTTAAAACTTGCAGACGGTGAATTATCTTTATGACCTGGTAAGATGCAGCACATTCTAAGTTCATCGCCAAATTGACTATCTATCTTAGTATTGTAATGTTTAAAAAATTTATCGATATCTATCTTTTGATAAATCTTTTGTAACTCTAACTTAGAGTAATACATAATTATATTGTCAATTTAAAACTTGAAGACCGACTATATTAATCGCTAATAATAATATTTGTTAATACTTGTGAGTTTTAATTGTGTATTTTACTCGACAGTTTGGCGAAGATGTAATTGTAAAATTGAAAACACTCTCTGCTAATCTAAAAATATATACATGTCATATTTGCATATATGTCGCCATATAGATGAAATAAATAATTGTTTCGTGACTACAGACATACGAAAATGCTTATCAGTATTAAATTTATATAACAAATTTTATTATGATTAAATACATAACTTTATAGTTAAGAGAGCTAACATAAAAAAAGCTGTTTATCTTTAGACAAACAGCTTACATTAAAATTGATTTTATTTAGTTTTTTTATACATCAAGAGTATCGACTCTATAATCAATATCTCTAGCTGTTTGAGTTTTTAAATGTTCGTAACATTGTTTAACTTGATTAACGCCCGCAACACTCAATACATCAATTCCAAAAAATCTAGCAGTATCGTCACCAGTAACTGGAATAGTAAATTGTAAAACAGATCCTCTATTAGCTGTTCTTGCAGTGCTATCTTTGTACACTGCTACTTCGTACAATACTCGATTGTCAGTACCATTTCGAATATTGTTTATAGCAATAACTTTATGGTACGCTTCAGGCAATTCAACACCGCTCGGTAATACGACTGCTTTCTTAATAGCCATGTGATCCTCCTAATTAAATTTTTAAAAAGGTCCTGTAATTAATGCTTTTATCTAACTAATATAAAATTTATTCTTATGAACATAATCTAAAACTTCAGGATTTACATTTTTTCTAACAAATACATCATCGTGCGACTTTATAGCATTTCTTATTTGAGTTGATGAGATTTCAGGTATATCATTACTCTGTAAATAAATGTGAGGTCGTTTTAAATACCAGTCGACTTTTGGATCTTGTATCTCACCTTGTCTCGAGACGACGATAAATCTAACAATAGTCAATAGCTCTTGATAGTTAAACCATTGATCAATCGTATTAGCATTGTCCGTACCTATAATAAAACTATACGTCCCTAATCTGCTTAATTTAGATTGTAAAAATTTAAACATATTATAAACTTCACCAGTAAATCTATAACGAATCTCAAAACTTGATACTTTAATCCTGGTATTAAGTCCTACAGCCAACTTACACATGTTTAAACGATCATTAGCAGTCACCATTTGCTTATTATATTTATGTCTATAACAAGGCATTATCCAGACTTCGTCGGCACAATTTGAATTTAAAACGACCTCGACAATTTTAACATGCCCATTAGTAATTGGATCGAATGCTCCACCAAGTATAGCTATATTAATCATTTATTAATTTCCTTTCTACTATATCCCTCTCTTTCAAGACAACATTGTCGTTATAATATCGTATTAAAGCTTCATCGCCTCCTTCTAACCAAATACGATTTTTAGCTTGCCATCCGACACCCATATTCTTCAATTTCTGTTCAGAGAATTTACCCCGATACTTAGAAGCAAATTGCTGCGCCGACCTATCTGGATAATGGTGTAATAATATATTTTGAGTTCGCATCATGCGTGGTTTTATCATACCATCAAAGAATGCCCAATGATTGCCTTGACAGACAGACAAAAATCCATCTTTTTTAAATATCATCTTATCGTTACTATACTTAATATCAAATGAATCATGATAAGTTATACGTTTAAACGGATTTAATTCAAACGCGTCGTCAAATATGGTAGGATAATAAAAAGCGCCTGTCGCATAAATTTGATTAAATCCCTGAGCGTCTACTTGCTCTATAACATTTCTAATACTGCCAGTATAAATTTCATCTGCGTCCAAATTAATTATCCAGTCTGCGCCCAATTGAATGAGATGCTTACATGCACGAGTCACCCATTCTTTTTGCCAATAAGTCTTCGATATAACGTCCAATAATATTACATTAGTCACATTAGAACACTGCGTGTACGATTGAACAGCTTCTCGAGTTCCATCTGTGCTCATATTGTTAAGCACGATAAAATAATCGAGCACGGGAATATAATGACGCATTACTTGATGTATTACATCAATTTCATTATATACAAGTAAAGTAGCACCGATTTTCATGTCATTATACAGGGTGAATGAATGCTACGGCACTGAGAACATAGATGAGATCCATATTCTTGTATTAAAATAGCCATTTCTTCCCAAGCATCTAATAAAAAATTATGATCTTCAAGAGTGATATTTCCTAAGCTTACTTGGCCTCTAAAATCTGAGCAACACATCCTTAAGTTTCCATAGGCATTTATAGCTATTTCAGTCTGTGATGGTCGTATACAAAATCCCGGATTAGCAGCGGGCGCTTTATAAACATTTGCGCGAGCATCGTGGGGAGCCAGTGATGCTGTCATATTAGAAAATTGCTTACAAAAGTTGTTGAAGTAGTCCATTTTATCAAGTTCGTAGATTGATATGCATACGCGATTCATAGATTTTATTAATTTTTGATCAAGATTTCTTAATAAAAGACCATTAGTCCACAATATAAATTTTGCTACCGGTAATTGATTCATGATATTTTTCATGCGATCGGGCGATAAACATGGTTCGTTGTAGTAATGAAACGCTATTTCACCATTGAATCCTCGACTTATCACTGATTTAGCGAACTTTACAATGTCATTATCATTTAAGAGTAGTTTTGATTCGTGCAGAGGATATCGTAATTGATCGTTGATAGGGCACCAAGAATGCTTATTAGAAAGATTACAAGTAGTACCAATTTCGAATGACAAAAATCGAATGTCTTTAATCATTTGATTTTTAGAAAAAATGGAGGTGAGGGGAATTGAACCCCTGTCCAGAATGTGCTCTATAACAGTTACTACATGTTTATCTGATTCTGTAACTTCCTCTTATCTTATTACTAAGAATCAGCAAGCTTCACAAGTAAGAGGCGCAGACGTCATTTCGGTCCCCTTCTCTACTGCGATTCGGTTGTCCTATCCACACTACTTGAAGTTTTAGCTACCGTGGCTCTCACTAAAACTCTGTTGCTTTTAAATTAAGCAACGCTGACCTGGGAGGTCAATCCGCAAAGAACAGCAAACTGTGTTGCGAATTTTGCACCCAGAACTGCACCTGTGTTGGCAGTTAAAGTTCACCGGATGATTTAAGAGGCCAACCAGTGATTTCCTCTACATGCAACTGTTACTTCACCCAATCTGTCGAAACCTTACACCCCCGGTCTATCGTGTTAAAGTGATTATCAATTAAATAATCAACATTATTGTCATTGAATTCCCATAATTTGATTTTTTGACGTCACCGTATAATAACATTTTACAAATTTCCACATTGGCCATTGACTTAAAACTGTCTTAATCTCATATTTAAGTGTCGTATATATATAAGGCTCATCATCATTAAATGATGCATACCGATATTTAATACCAATTATAGCAGTTTTATTATCAAATAAATAAATAATATTGTTGAATCCTACAATGGTTTTATAATTTTTATCTTCATCGCAACCAGGAATATTAAATGTATCACCGGTTTTAATAGGAAATGTCCTTAAAGATTGATACGTCCATTCAAACTCGTCTATAGTATCAAGGTCTAATTTGACCCTATCAGCTAAGCAATTGATAATAAAATTTTCACCTTTTTTATTAATTATACTTGTAATTGAGTCAGCTAATGAGTCAGATGCATTACAACACAGTACTATTAAAAATATAAATACAAGCGTTTTCATAATAATAATAATTCTTTTGATGTAGTAGAAATACGAAAACCATTTTTTTGATAAAACTTAAATTGTCGAGATTTATCGTTATCATATCCACCGGGCGCTACAGATATTGATTTATAATTCTTCTTTCTAATTTCTTTACATAATCGAGTTAAAATCCGAGAACCAATACCTTTATTTCGAAGCGATTTAGGATTAACTAATACGCGAGTAATCCACCAATCTTTATCATTTATAGTGTTAGCTTCTGCGATGCCTGTTTCAAACGGTATTTTTAAACGTGTTATTGGATATCGTGTCCATTGTACACTAATATTATTTTCACAATCATATACTCGTATGTAACCTCGCATATTACTCTTTTAAACTAATGATTAGTTCTTTCAAATTATCAATCGCAATTTTCTCATATTTTTCACAAAAATATGGAGTGTGATAAACATGTGGTCGATCTAAAAATGATTGTAATATCTTAGTTCGTTCTTTAATGTATAAATCATTTGGTACGTAAAAATGTTCTTGTCTAATTTGTTGCTCTACTTCTAGTAAATCTTGCATATTTTTACCAAACACTGAAATATCAATGTCAGCTATAATCTTTTGCTTAGACGATGTTAAAAATAATTGTGTCGTTTGCCTACTTAATTCTGTTGCTAATATAAGCAGCCTAGCATCGCGCTGTACATTGGAGTCTATGCCTAACCGCAAACAATCATATTCTGAACGTTGCGTTGACAACCATTCGCAAGAACACACGTAGTTTTGATATAACATAACAATATCGTGATAATAAATCGCAAATGAGATAATTGCTATTTCATACAAATCAAGCAATTTAGCATCATCTGCTATAATTTGTTTTAATTCAGCCTGGCAATCTTCAATATGCGATTTGTTGTGATAATGTCTGTATGACATATTATATTCGTGCTCGATGTCTGCAAACACTAAACTAACAATAGCTGCAGTCGACGTTGCCCTCAATACTCGACATGTTTCAATAAAATTCGCAAAATTCATAATTATTCATCTTCGTTAAAAGCGGCGTCGTAATCAAATGTTGTATTTTTAGATTTTCCCAACTCACTAACTTCTTCGTCATCATTAACTAATGTATTTACACAATCTTTACATAAACTATCATTTTCTTTATAACAAGTTTCACATAAAGCGCTACCACACTCTTCACATGTAAAATCATCATTGTCTACTTCAATATTACATGATGCACAAAACATGACTCCTCCTTGTTTAGTCAAGTTTTTGTTGTAAGTTTGTCGCTTATAGCGCCTTGCCAAAAACTTTGATATAACTTCTTCATACCCGACACGTGATATAGCGTGTCATACACATATCGATTAGGCTGAATCTGTTTATGCTTGCCTTTGCGTTTATTTAATTGCCAAAATTGCTGTTCATCTAAATTTAAATATCTACAAGCAAATAATGCGACAGCTCCAGATCTACTTATTCCGGCCTCACAATGGACGACTAGATCAGTGGTATTAGTATTTATACGATCTACAAAAGATATTATTTTCTTCGCTTGAACAGTTGAAAATAAAAATAATCTATTGACTGCTCTCGTCTTAAACTGATTTATTAATCTATAATATTCAGTGTTTGAAATATCAGAAAACTTAAGGCTTAACGTTTTATGACAACCAATAAGACGTAATATTTCTTTAGTACACTCATTGAGTAATGGTCCTGACATATTATAAATTGAAATCAATGCCCATTTATTAAATTTCTTATAATGCGACGTAATAATATGTTCAATTTCTTGGCGAGAAAGCACATACACATTCATATTAATCTAATCATTTTAAAAAGCTTAGCGTTGTCGGGAGGCCCATCTTATCAAGCAATCGCAGAAATACGTCAGGCTGCAATTCTTCGACATTTACCATGGTTTTAGGACTCCACACGTCTGTCGCAACAAGTATGGCAGCTGCTACAATCGGTACGCCTGCAGTATAACTTATTGCCTGCGACGCTGTTTCACGATAACAATCTTCGTGATCGCAGATGTTATAAATAAACAATTCTCTATTTTGATTATCTCTTGTGCCTTTCACTAGACAGCCGATGCATGTTTTACCTTTATAATCGGGTGCTAATGTCTTAGGATCAGGTAAACAAGCTTTAACTACTTTCAACGGTCTAATTTCGCAACCTTCGACAATTACTGGTTTTTCTGATAACAGACCAATATTTTTAAGCACGGTAAAACAATTAATATAATGATCGCTAAATCCCATCCAAAATCGAATACTATTAGCATCTATATTTTTAGACAATGAATGTAATTCGTCGTGACCTGTAAGATAAATCGTCTGTTCACCAACTATCGGGAATTTATAAATCATTTTTTCAGAATGCATCGATTTACGGACCCATTTTTGATCGACCCACGTTAATACCGTACCAACAAATTCTCTAAAATTAATTTCTGGATCAAAATTAGTAGCAAAATACTTACCATGACGACCGTCATTTACATCCATAATATCGATAGTATCAATTTTATCAAAATATTCATTTGCAGCAAGCTTACAATAAGCATTGACGACGCCTGGATCGAAACCTACGCCCAAAATAGCATTAATTTTAGCAGCGGTACAACGATCTTTCCTTTTCCATTCGTAATTTGCGTACCACGGCGGTGGTTCGCAAATAGTTGCTACTCTATCAAGTTCTTCATGAATCGCAGTGTCTAAATAATCTACTTTAGCTTGAATACATGCTTCAAGAACTGACATGTTAATAAACGCTGATCCTAAATTCAGTACAATTGATGAATTCGTATCTTTTATCAATTGTATTGTAGACTGCACGTTTAGAGCGTCTATTTGTCGTGAGCATATCATTTTTGTCTTATCTTTTAAATTATTCAATCGATAAATACCATTAATTATTTCTTCACATTTGCTTTTAGTACGAGATGCAATACAAATATCACCTAAAATATCATTATTTTGTGCACATTTATGAGCTGCTACTTGTGCAACACCGCCAGCACCAATAATTAATACATTTTTCTTCATAAAGATCCTTTTTAGTTTAGTACATTTATAAATTTCTATACATTTTTCACGAACTAATCAGTTCTTCAAATTTGATCTTATGATAAATTTTAAATTTAATTTACCAATCAGGTGAGATTAACTATGAAGAAAAAAGTGTGCCTGGAGAGATTCGAACTCTCACAATCAGATTCGTAATCTGATCCCCTATCCTGTTAGGAAACAGGCACAAATAAACGAGCTTGTCTTTGTTTATACTCTCTATGATAAGCGTTGTAATGCTCTCTATTATCGTGTACCCATTTTAAATGGACTTCATTATATCTTTTCCTATTTCTTATGCACCATTTTCTTTTTGTAGCATTTCTTTCTTTTTTATGTATTTGATAATCGTCGCTTGTTAATTTTTTTGAACACTCTTTACACTCACTCTTGCAACCATATATTCCTTGAACCTGTTTATAAAACTCTTCAATAGGTTTTGTTAATTTACATCTTGTACAAGTTTTGTACAAGTTTTTCTGAATTACATTGTTCATATCATTTTACTAGAAATAGCAATAGCAAAAGGTGTCGAACCTCTGTGTCAAGTTTCAAAGCTTGCATTCTACCGTTGAATTAAGAAACAAGCATATTGAAATAGTATCTCTAGAGAGATTTGAACTCTCAACCTGCGATGTAGGAAATCGCTGCTCTAATCCATTGAGCTATAGAGATATGTTAATGGGGGTGGAGGGACTCGAACCCACGACTCGCAGAATCAAAATCTGCTGCTCTAGCCAACTGAGCTACACCCCTAATTTATTGTTCCTAAACCGATTTGAACGGTTAACCTGTAGTATCGGAAACTACTGCTCTAATCCAGTTGAGCTATAGGAACATTAATCGGAGCGGGCAGATTCGAACTGCCGATCTCCTGAACCCCGTTCAGGAGCCCTGAACCGACTGGGCCACGCTCCGTTTTACAATCAGACACTTATGTAATCGGGATGAGCAGACTTGAACTGCTAACCTTCTGATCCCGGATCAGAAATTCTACCATTTGAAATACATCCCGAAACTTGGCTGGGGTATGAGGATTTAAACCTCAAACATCTGAGTCCAGAGCTCAGTGCTCTATCATTGAGCTATACTCCAATAAAATTGGTCGGGACGGTCGGATTCGAACCGACGACTACAACATCCCAAATGTTGCATGCTCCCACTGCATTACGTCCCGTGCTTATTTCAACAATAAAAAAGGCTCCACTTTTTCAAGTGAAGCCTTTAATAAATATAACGTTAATTCGACAGCTTCACTTGAGCATACACCGTCCTGGTTGAGGGCGACGTTGCTGTTGCGGCTGCCTACGAATCGTCATTTTAAAACCTTTTTTAGTTTAAAAGAAGGATGAAATTCGAAGAAAATTGAGATTAAGTAAATTCTGAAATTTTCTTCTAAGCACCACTTCTATTATAAATAATCATTATAAATATCGTAGTAAAACCATTAATTATAAGTTAATCTTAAGATTACTTTAACCCTAATTTCTTAGTTAAATCATGCCCTTTAGTATAAGTTGCCGTTGAAGGTTTTGTCGTTTTTTAAGTTGTTTTCGTTGATGATAAGCTAATTCCTGTAGTTGTTCTTTTCGTGTTAGACTGTCCCAATCTTCTCCATAATAGTCTGTAGGTTGAATTAAAGGCTCAGTAGAAAGTTCAATAGTTTCTTCTTTAGGTGGTTTTTTTAGATATCGTTTCCAGAATGATTTTGGATGTCTTCTAAGATATGCTATCTGTTCTTTATAAGGTGACTGCTCCCACGACTAAAGTCGTGGGCTTCTATGAGCCCTCACCCGTGCTGCCGCCTTGCGGCGATGCGGGGGTCGCTCAACAGACTCCAGCCCGAGTCTGAGTTCTTTTAAAAACTTTGAGATCTCCGAATCAGATTTATTAGGTCTGAAGCAAGGAGAAAAGTAGATAGAGATTTTTAGTGTTCAACCAGCATTTTCAGCTTTGAGGAACAATCTCTGTCTGGATTTAAATATACATTATTTTTCACAAAGAATGTAATTTATTTTTTATGTGTACTGGTTCGCTTTCATCCCACGGTTGAAACCGTGGGTTTTCTCGCTCACAGGATCATAAATCATCCCACCATGATCCAGGTCTATGAATGCCAAGTTGCGACACAGGAATAGAACGACCGTCTGACGCATATTTCAAGAATTCTTTTTGGACTATCATTAGATGTTTCATATTTTTGTCTAAAAAATCATAAGATTATTATTAATGACAACCATAAGTGACTTCTAATTTACTTGTAAGATCAAGTATTACTACTAATGGATCTCTTGTTTCTTCCCAATCTCCCATCGCTACATTTTTTACGAAAAAGAATAATCTATATGTTTTAAAATCAGGATGCCCATTAGGCAGCCCGACATAACTAACAGTTGCAATTTGCAAATATTCATTTGATTTATCAACTCGTTTTCTCATATTTAATTCAAATGAATTCATCCATACTAATTGTCCGCGTTGCAAATTTTTTGTGATCGAATCTGGCATACATAAAAATGGAAACATTGAAACAGGAATTAGTACATGTGTTAAAATTCTACCAGAATAATCAAGTTGTTGCTTAGCATAAAATTTTTCAATTTTTTTAATAGCGCCCGAATACGTTCTTAATGAATCGACTGTGTCGTTAATAGCACTAACGCTAGCACTAGCGTTACTGCCTATACAAAGTAATAATACAAACAACAATATTTTCATAATAACACCTCTGATGAACGTTAAATGTTTTTAACATGATTAACTAAATCTTCAACTGTTTTCATCTTTTGAAGACTTTCATCAGATATACTAATATTAAATTCGTCTTCTACAGCAATTATTATTTCAACTAAGCTTACTGAATCCGATCCTAAATCGTCTTCAAATTTTGAACGCATTAATATAAACGATTCTTCTATACATAATTGATCAGCTATTATTTGTTTAATTTTATCAATTACTTCCATTTACAACCTCTTTAATTAACATTCTAGTAGTATCATCTGACGTATTAAACCAAAACAATAGTTTACCATCATGTAATGTAAAACAATCATTTAAAGACATGTGTTGTCCTAATTTACCCCTAATTGGTCTTATATGACCATATTCTTCTTTTGCTTTCTCTATGAGAGTCCTTTTAATTTCGTCCATAATTTTTTACCTCTTCATATAAATTGTTCATTTTATCAAACATACGAAAAATAATTAAAGAGTAATAATACTATCAAAGTTCGTAATAAGAGAGGATTTTTCAATTAGTTCTTTGATGATATCAATGGCAGCTTGCCTGCATTCACGCTTCTTTGACTTACCGTTATGATATTCAATTTCCCACCAATTTCGAAATCTTTTCGGTGGATGATTGTCAGGTAAATTACCTGGATGTTGTTTCTGTCGTCCGTATTTTTTCATAAAAAACCCCAGATCGGACTCGAACCGATGACGTACAGTTTAGAAAACTGTGGCTCTATCCAAGCTGAGCTACTGGGGCAAGGGTTTGTTGAGAGTGAAAGTGCCTTTTATAAACCTCAAAGATTATCGAATAAATTTAATTGTTGTTCCATTTTCTAATTTATATTCTTCTTTACATTTTACATCGTCATATTTTACAAAAATATTCATCATTAAGAGTAATGTGTATAAATTCGCAAGTAAAAGTTCCGTTGTATCTTCAGGATTTTTATCGAATTCAATTGCATCGACATTTAAATCTGCATGACCTTTGCTCGCATGATTCACCTTTCGTTTTGTTGTAACGTTTAACTATCATAATTTCTTTACATCTGCTTTGTGTTAGGCTCTATTCATTTATTCTAAAGGAAGTGGTAATCCGTCACGGGTGAATCCATTATTAAAGCAGGCACATCTGCCAACAGGTTTTTCACCTTTTTTAACAATTACCATATCTTTATCTCCAGGATCATCCACAACAATTATGGAAGATTGCGAGGTTCGATAATCAAACTCAGGCAGCGGCTTTCCTAAAAGAGGTAAGCGAGAGACGTGCTTCGTAGCCATAAACACTCCTGAAAAAGTTAGTCCTTAAGCAGTTGTAACAACCTGCATCGCTTTCAATAAATTCTAGTGGCACTGAACACGCATTGTTGTTATATATTTGTATGAATAGAATTTTCTGCTATCGACTTAAACCAACACCCGATCGTAACAAATTACTAACGACATTTTTAATGTCATCAACTTCATTAGCAGAGACAGTTTGCCCTATAAACTGATTTAATTGCTTTTCTATAAGACATAGTTGTATATAAATGATAACAGAAATTGAATTTGTAGTTTATATTTATGGAGCTAAGAGGATTTGAACCTCCAACCTTGTGCCTGCAAAGCACCGGCTCTCCCAATTGAGCTATAGCCCCTCGATCAGTCTCTTGATTTATTTTCTTTACCAAAATATTTAATTTGCAACATTTTTGAATTGTCGACTTTAATAGTATCGACTCTAATAATAATAGCATGTGGTATCATATACAATTTTACTACGCTATACTCTGCCGGATCAATGATCAACTTATGAGCTGCGCAATTTAAAAACGACATCGATAAGCATACAGCGCACAAGATGCGAACCATTGTTGATCCTTTGTAAAAAATGGTAGGCGTAAGTAGAATTGAACTACTATTTCATGCTTATCAGACATGTATCCTGAACCGTTTGGATGATACGCCTATTTATTGTCTAACTATCGAACATAAAGCCCGTGCCTAGAAACATTTCGTCTAAAATTTTTTTAAAATTATCGCGAGTGACTTCGCGTGTATAGCACATGACGACGTCACCTTTATCATTATTAATTACCATATATAGTAGAAATTGACCGTCAAATTCGCATAATGCAAACTTATATAGTAGTTTCTTTTGCAAAAAATCTTTATTTACTAATTCAATTCGTTTCTCAATAGTCTGTATATAGTCTTCAACTACTGTAATCTTCTTCTTTTTTCTAAATACAAGCTTTCGTCTTTCAGCTACAGGTTTAATCGAAAATATAATACTATCAATAGGCTTGACTTGTCGATTTACTATCGTAGTATTCATATAAGCCCCAATTGCTAAAAAGCTGGTAGCAGGACTTGAACCCACAACCTATGGTTTACAATACCATTGCTCTACGATTGAGCTATACCAGCATTGACCTACGGCTCTAATATTACGTTCCAATAAATGTAATCGATCCACGTCTTATGTGGAATTTCAGCAGCTATTTTACTAACCAAATGAGCCGGAGCTGCCTTATCTAATCTCGGAGCAAATGGTTTGCGAATCAATGCTCTCTTGTAATTATTAACTGACCTGCGACCCTTTTGAGCATTGCACTTCATACAACTGATAACAATATTGTCCCAAGTAGTTTTTCCACCATCACACCGTGGAATAACGTGATCGAACGTAAAATTAGAAATAGAAACTTTTCTACCGCAATACATGCAACATCCACCGTCTCTGATATAGACATTCTGCCTGCTAAACGGCAATACATTGACATACTTTTTTGGCATGTAGTTGGAATGTACGCACTGAATTACAGACGGTACAGCCATAGATATCAAAGAATTTTTAGACCTCATGAGTATCGAATCGTGTATGACAATTCCCGACGACCGTATTATAGTATTTTCATAATTGGCAAGAGCAATTGCTTTTTTGGTCGCGACGAGCGTGATAGCTCTCTTGATAGGTATAACAGATACTGGAATAGCAAAACTATTTAATACTAATGACTCCATCATAAATTTATCCAATCTACTTAAATTACTAATGTTGACGAGTGGACTCGAACCACTACACTTTGCTTCATGAGAGCAACGCTATACCAATTTAGCTACGTCAACAATTTCGGCATTAAAAAAGCCTCGTTGACTTTTGATCAGCGAGGCTTTTTTAATATTATTTTAAGCCTCGCCAATTATGTTATTTCCATTCTAATTGTTGCACAGAAATTTGAACGCATATCACTGGCAGTATTATAAAGCCATGTAGATGTGCGTATAAATAAATGCATGATAATCCTTTTAAATTAATAATCACGTTAAATATCGTAGATTAAGCTCACAATAATATAAAATTATCAAATTATAAAAGAAGAATCATAGTCAACTCCGCTTTTAAGGCGGCAACCTCTCGTTCAAGACGAACAACCTTGAAGTATTTTAGCATAGCACTGTTGTAAGATGTGCGGTTGGCTTCCTTACTTTCCAGCCGCCGCAACTTTTTGTACCAAAGTATTAGGAATAAATGATGTACATTTTACTGTAGCCCCATCATTTTTAGAATAATACCCTGTGGGGTTCCAATTAGAATTATAACACCAATCAGCCTGCTCGTAAGGAAAATGCGAGGTTGGATTTGCTTTACGAAAATAGGAGCATAATTTACATTGTTCACGCAACATGACGGCTACTTCTTGTTTTGGTTTAGCGGCGGCCTATAATTTTCAGAGCCAACCGCATTTCTTACAACGTCTACAATTATGTGAAGTCGGTACTCCGATTTAGGCGTTTTTTGATTACTTCCATAACAGAACCAAGCTCAATCAACGAAATCCCAGTTGATACTAACTCGTCGGCAAGGCCTTTATCACAAATACTTTCCAGAGAAACTCATAAGCTAATTTAGTTTTTCTCCACTATAATGCCGAATATTCGAGTTGATCAACTATTTAGCCCTGTGATATTGGTCGATCAATAACATTATAAATTCACATTCATCTTCCAATGAATACATAATTTCAATGTCTTTACAGTCTTGCTGGATACGACGATTCATATAAAGATAACCTGTAAATCCAGGTTCAACACCAATTGTAATATGTATTTTTGGATTATGCTCGTGTTTAGTCTTCCATTCGCCTAATTCAAATCTTGTAGTTTGTGCAAATACGCGATGACAGTCATGCTCAATTTCTTTCGCTAGCCAAAATAATATTACGCCTCGCTTAGCAGCAGCTCTATTCAAATAAAAAGTTTCCCAATCTACTTGCTCATCGAACATGCTCTTAGAAAAATCGCTGTCAGATCTCTTGTCAAGCCTTCTAGGTGATGCTATATGCAAATTATTTATTCTATGAACGACCGCCAATGATTGCAAATTCGCAATAGCTTGCTGTTGCCAATCATACGTTCCTATTATTGGTCCGGCCAGAAAAATGACAAAATCATCGTCATAAATATCTTCATATATCGGTGGTCTAATTATCATAATTCATCCGGTGGTAATAAGTGATCTTCTCGCTGTTCTTTAAAATTGGCAAGCGCAGCTAAAGCTTGACAACGCATCTCGTCAAGAATTGAATGAATATATCGAACGGCATTTTCTTCGAGATCCGTTAAATCGATGCTAGTCCTAATGCTGTCATTATTATCGACTGTTATTTGAACAACTGTTCGTTCTTCCATTTTTAATCTTTTCGTTTTAGTAAAATTGCAATGACCATTGCAATAAGAAACAAAATTATCGCTCCTATCGGAAATAAAATCCATTTCCCAATACCCTTAAGAAATCTAACAAATAAGAGGCGTAACGTATAACCTGATTTTAAACCTTCAGAAATAACACGATCAACTTTTTTCACGTTTAGCCTTTAATTTCAAATTTATTAATTCTAAAGATATACTCTCGACTTCTTGATCTTTACGAAGCTTGATGGGCACGATTTTATTTTTCAAAAAATGTTCTTTACTAATGAATGTAGTCTGTCTCGCTATATCATATAAAGCATGCGACTTCCAACAAATTACTACGCGAATAAGTTCATTTTTTTTCATAAAAATTTTGTTAAATAAGACAATATTTTATCTTTATATTTTAAAAATGCTCGAAATTCTTCTTTTTTTACTTCATCTTTTGTTTTTGATCTTTGTATATTTTCTATTAATTCGTCTATATTTTCAGGTGAATTTAATAGTCCAATTTGCATTAATTCGTCTCTACCTTCAGTAGAGTTAAGATAGTCGACGGTCTTCTCTAAAATACCAATATTGTCTTTTGATAAACGAATTTTATTACCTTTAGAATCTTTTGATTTTATACCCGTTATATATGACCATTGATAAAAACCGCCTTTACCTTTGCAAATTTGTTTGTACAAACCAGAACGAATTCTTGCCCAAAATCTCTCTCTTAATAAAATCGCCATTTCTTCAACTTCTCTCTCGTACTCGTCATCATAATTCATTACTTTTTTCCATTAACTCAATCAATTAAGTAAAAGACACTGTCATTTTTTCAGTATTTTCACTTTTTATATAATCAATATTTAACGCGTCTAATATCATCAATGCTCTGTTTGCATAAGTGTGATTGGCTAATACATGCGATTCTGCATCCTCTGCGATCTTATTTGCTTTTTCTGGCTCGTTAAATAATGATTTAATAACTCTCTCCGCATCTCCTATTGTGTCATTGTATGACAAATAATGCTTACCGTTTACAAGCAACTCATTAATTCCTGTATTATAACTAGCGTCTGACCATAACGGTATACAACCTGAAGCAGCTGATTCAAAAATACGCGTGCCAATATTGTGCTGTATCGTCCTATCAAACATTATCCAAATTTTATTCAATACTTCTGTGTAATCGTCACCATAAATTCCCTGTTTACATAGCATATTAAACGGTTCTCGCTTAAAATATGCAATGAATTCATCTTTAGATTTACCATTACGAAAATAATAGTCATTATTGTTACCAACAAATCCCAATTTGTAAATCCTATCTCTATGTAAGTTTTTATGTATTCTTGGATTACATGCTTCAGGTATCCATACAAACTCTTTAATATTTTTTTTATGAAAAAACTCAACGTCAATCTTCGATGCGAGAAAAATCTTATCAAATGTCAATAATGCATCTTCATACATCTCTACCGGTGCAACATGTGAATCCCATGAATAAAGTACTCGTGGATGTAAATTTCGAGGTATTATGTAATGATTATATCGGATTTCAACAAAGAAATATAAATCAAAACCTTGAGATATTTGGGGTATCATATCATACGGATAAACTGTCACAATACAACCGGCATCAGTAAAACCATCGCGCCAATGATCACCGTATGAATGATACGGTCGTTCTAATGAAGTATTAATTACTGCCACTTTAACTCGTCTATAAATTCCTTGACTCATTGTTAATTTCCATTCACTACTATCCCTAATCAAGAAATTTCACATGTCTTCGCGCTTTTGCTTGCGACTCTGTATTCAAAACTACTTTATGCCAGACATCTCCCAATTCAACTGTCTCATGTTGAATGTGAGAGATTTTACCTTTAACATACACGTCAGGATTTTGGACCATTGATTGCCAACTAGCTGCCTTTGCTGCAGTATTACTCTTAATCAATGTTTCATATTGTTGTTGTGATATACCGTTGCGCGCAAATTGAGAATTAACCATCACAGATTCTCCTCCACAGCGATAAAGAAACTGTGCATAGTGCATATTAGATCCACCACCGCGCATCGGTTCATTCTTATGAATAACAGTCTCGAAATTTTCTTTTAATTGAAAATTAAGCTGTGGTATAAACATAAATTCACCTTGACGATGAATTTTCTTTCCTGACTTAAGCTTACGATGACGTTTATGCAAATATTTTGTTTTCAAACCTTCTCGCGATTCGATATCTTGGAGTTCTTTTGGCTTAAGCGCCTGCTTTGCTTGAAAGACATTTGTTACAGAAATATGTTCAGGTATCGCACAAGTAAACCAATGGCGCTCATCATGGCCGCAAAGGAATTTTGCTTTTGGATTTTCAGGATCGCGCGCCATTAAAAGAAGGTGTCGATCTTTCTTTTGTGAGTCTAATATTAAAAGTTCGATGCCTTTCTTGACTTGTAAGTCAAAAAATTCACCTTCTTTATCATTTTTAACATCGAGAAGCAATGAACCCTGTCGAGGTGCAGACACTTTAACCCTAGCACCGATCGCATTAAATTGCTTTTCAACTAATGTTGTGTCCATACGATTGCCATTTCTTTTAAAGCTTTACAATAATTGTAAATGACCTGTAACTTGATCAATTTTTTCCGAATCATCAGGCCCTATTGCAAGACAAGTTTTTGTTACTACTCCTTTAAATTCAGTCAACCCGTTGTCTTCAATCAAAGCTACTGGTAATCCTAAAGAAATAGCTTTCTCTCTAATCTCAAGTAACTCTCGTTCCGAGTCGACCTTCACACAAATTTTAGTAAAAATACCAGTCATCCACTCCATCATTGCCTGCGTAATATTCAAACACATCTTCTTATTAATTGATTCGACTCTATCAAAAAATATTTTCATTGATGCATGCGCGCCCTGTACAATCATTTTGCCTTTTCTCATATTAAGGTCTGATCGCATCACGATAACTTGTTTTAACTTTTCATTCATATCTATTCTTACTCGTTCTATGGTATTGAATCGATAATCGCACTTTATACATTTTCTTCGACGCCTGACATTACAACAAGCATTTACTACCCTCGAATTAATGACCAAAGTATCAGAATTACATATTGGACATAGCATATTTAATCTCTAGTGCGGGAAACAGGACTTGAACCTGCAAAGGATTTCTCCCATCGACTTCTAAAACCGACGTGTTTACCAATTCCACCATTCCCGCAATTTCTGTTAGCGTTTTGAGTAAGAGACATCATTCTTATGCTATTTCTGTTCCACTTAAGAATCTCGATCTATACTAATTGTGCCATCATCGTATAAATAACACAAATTTTGTGTACTGTCGTTCTTAATTAGCTGTGAATCAGCCTCAAAAACTGTCTGATCACCTATTCTACTATTGCATCTCCACACGATTTCATGTCCACACTTAAATACGTGCTCCCATTTATTATTTTTCTTTACAATCGTCACAATAAACAATGAATCTAAATCGACGCATTTAATTTCGAGCACTAATCCGTCAGGATTGTTTATTACTCGTCATTCAGTTGCAAATTTTCGCAATATATTCTTAATAGCTGCTCTGTCTTGTGCTTGTCTAGCTCGTGAAGCTTTTTTCTGCTGCATCATCTCTAAATATGAATCGATTTTAAAATTTTCATTCCACTTCACTCGATTTTCGTCAGTCGATACAATTGCACCACAGTGAGTCAAACTGGCTAAAATAGACGATAACAACTTTCGAACATCGTTATCTGACTCGTCATTTAACAGATATTCGTATTGCTTAAAAGAATTTTCCGAAAAAAATCCTAGCACTCGACCAATTTTATATAATGCGACTTTTACTGTATTATCAGTTTTCAAAAACTCATCTAACATTTTTCAATCCACCTTTTTTAAATTCATTTATTTTTTCGTATTCATCAATCTGTCAAGTTCAGATGTTAAAACAATAGCATCATTAACTAATTCAACCATCACACCATTCACATAAACTTTAGATCCAGCCTTGATCTTAACCCTCACCCTCGTATTCGACTTCGTAGGGCGCATAAACAGACATTTCATTTCTCTGTCAAGCATTTGCATGGTTCGATCAAAAAGTTCAAATGTCTTATCAAACATGAGCGGTCGACCTCAAATCGACTGCATTACCAGTTATGCTAACTCTCCACTTATACTCTTATTCCATAAACTATTGCTTTCTTATTTATCATATAAAATCCTTCATCACTTTTGCCAAAAATATATCTGTCTGTTTCATATTCATTGCTTTGACGCCCATCTTTATAAATAACGTTAAAATAGTCATCATATTTTATTACAATAAAATCCGGTAGTTTTTTAACGAACCTGCCAAAAGACTTCTTCAATCCAAAACTCATATCTAGTCCTTTGTTTAAACATTACCATTCATTAACCAACTAAGCCACAGGCCCAAGATTGGCGGAAGAGGCAGGACTTGAACCCGCACACCCTTTTGAGGCGTCTGATCTCAAATCAGATGCTCTACCATTGAGCGACTCTTCCTTTAGTTCATCATCAATATTTAATCTTTCAAGAATAGCATCATCATCTAACTCTTTCACATATTCTAAATTCAATTATCAAAGACAAATCGAAGACTGAATGGTATTGTAAATATAGTGACTGCTCCCACGACTAAAGTCGTGGGCTTCTATGAGCCCTCACCGGTGCTTTCGCCTTGCGGCGGGGCACTGGTCGCTCAACAGACTCCAGCCCGAGTCTGGGTATGAAACGAAATTTTATGAATCTCCGAATCAGAGTGCTTTTCCAGAAAACCAGGATGATACCGTGGTGCTTTTTACATCTGGCCCTGAAGCAAGGAGCTTTTGACGGTGATTCAGTTCATTTTTTTATGGAACTCAACCGGCACTTTCAGCCTTGAAGAGTTCAGAACTGAGCCTGTCATTTAGAATATATATTACGGCTCGCTTTCATCCCACGGTTTCAACCGTGGGTTTTCTCGCTCACAGGATCATAAAGTGATAATCAATTATTATTGCCATGATCTTAATTTAATTATAGGAGAGGAGGGACTTGAACCCTCATTTTCAATGAACCAATTACGGGTATACACCTTATAAGAGTGTACCGATACTCTCCTGAAAGTTTGTTATAGACATATACTATACATGTTTTATCAATAGATTTATCTTATTGCTTTTTACTTTGAAAAATGGTAGGCACTGACAGACTCGAACTGTCGACCTGCTGGACGTAAGCCAGCTATTCTTACCGCTGAAATAAGTGCCTACAAATTAACTTTGACAGGTTCTGCATTTTCTTGCAGTCTTTGTAATTTGACCACTTTTTCATTAGAAATATTTACTTTTTCTAAAATTTCTAATGCTTTTTGTCTGGCAATGACATCATCAATATCAGTAAAAGGCACTCTAATAGTTAGTAAATAATTCATATACCTCCTTTGAAAAAATGGTGCGGCAGACCAGGATCGAACTGGCGTAGACATCATAGGCAATGATGTGCTAAACCGCTTAGCGACTGCCGCATAATTTTGGCGGTGAGTGAGAAACTTGAACTCCCATACCCTTCCGGGCGCTCGATCTACCATTATCCGAACTCACCATAGCACTTATCAAATAAACTTCAAATTTTGTGAAGTGAAAATATAACTCTCTCAATTTTTTAGGGTATGTGTAAGACCCTCTAAGAGAGTCACATTGTAAATGGGCCGGGCTGGACTCGAACCAACGAATAGTCGTAAGACGCCTGAGCTACAATCAGGTGCACTTGCCGCTATGCGACCGACCCAATTCTATTTGGTAGTGGCACGGGTAGTCGAAACCCGATTGCGTGGTTGAAAACCGCGCATCCTAAAGCCGTTAGATGATGCCACTATAAGTGAGTGACGGGGATCGAACCCGCGTATACCTACTTGGAAGGAAGGTGCCTGACCGCTAGGCTACACTCACATAAATTAGCGGCGATGAGATTTGAACTCATGAGGCTTGCGCCAGAAGCTTATGAGGCTTCCCAGTTAGACCGCTACTGTACGCCGCAATTTTCATATACCGGATGAGAGTTTTGAACTCTCAAAGACTTACTTTTGAAATAAGCGTGTTTACCAATTACACCAATCCGGCAATAGTATTAAAGATTTTCTTTTCATAATGGTGCTCGGAACCGGACTTGAACCGGTATAGGATCGCTCCCGAGGGATTTTACTTACTACTACGATTTTCATCGTCAACAAGCATTGTTTGTAGTCTGGACTATGTCTTCACCATGAGTCAACTGTTAACTTTTAGGTGACTGCCGTTTAGTCTCTACACCTTCTTTAGTTACCTAAAGCTTGGCTCGGCGTTGAGATTTTACACCGTCCACCGAATTTGACAGTTTACAATATACTTGTTTCCAAGATATACGACCCTTTTACAGAGTCCCTTGTGTCTACCAATTCCACCATCCGAGCATTCATTTCTATAGAAACTTATCTTATGCAATTATACGATTGATTATAACCTCCTTTAAACTCATTTCATTCTTGCTTTCCACTCCGGTGTCGGTTCAATGACTTGCTGCTTGCCATTGATCCACCAGATTCTTGGCTTTGGATTCCACCGGACGTTGAAATCGCTAATGTTCCACGAACAATACAATTTACGGTACGCCTTACCGTCAGGGACATCGTCTGTCTTTCGCACGATCCTGTTCGCATAGCGTTTCGCAAATGTCCGATACTTTGAACCTGTGCTCGTGAAATACGGTTCACGATACGATCTGCTCATGATGCACTCCTTGTTAAGTTTTACATCATGAGAACCTCCTTTGTTAGATGTTAAAAATTGATCTGTAGTGCCACTAAGCAAACACTTTCATTTAGTTTTCAAAATTACAGGAGCGACACGATTTGAACGTGTATTGCTAGTTTTGGAGACTAGAAGCTTACCAGATTAGCAGACGCTCCCAAAAATCTGGCGGAGTATAGCAGAATTGAACTGCTGACAACGGTTCGACAAACCGTGGTTTTACCACTAGACTAATACTCCGTATTGCTATTCTACAATCATTTACAATTAATGCGGATGATAGGACTTGAACCTACACGAGATTGCTCTCGCTACCACCTCAAAGTAGTGCGTCTGCCGTTCCGCCACATCCGCAAGAAATTCTGACAGTTGATCATTCCTACGACCAGTCCTGCCGGCACACTGTCGAGTGCCTTGGGAACTGGTACCGTTGCCAGTTCTAAGTTTGACCTTTTTGCAAACAGTTTGACAATCAAGTCTTGCCATTCTCCTATGATTTCAGAGATGGTAGTCTCAGATCATGCCATGACTGCTTGCTATAAACTGCGAGAAGCGAGACTTGAACTCGCAAGGAATTTCTTCCGCTGGGTTCTAGGCCCAGTGCGTCTGCCAATTCCGCCATCCTCGCGTAATTACGTTCTCAAATGTGCTTCATCATCAATGTCAAAGAACGCTCCAACCGTGCTCTAATTGTCTGACGTTTTTTGCGCGCATCAGCTAGCTTCTTTTTTAACTCATCGACTTCTTATTTCAATGTGACGACTTAACAACAATAGTTTAACAACATTCTTTGACACGTCATATTTTTTGCAAATTTGACGTAATGATTTGCTATTTTTGTAATCACTAACTATTTGTTCAATGACGTCATTAGATAACAATATATTTTTTCTATCTCTTTTTTTGAAACAATTACTGTCATAAAAATCTGACATGTATTTTTTCATCCATCCATTAACCTTTTGTGGTGATAGTCCAATAAGAACTGAAACTTTATTTACCCATCCAAAAGATGAATAATCTATCTCAGATTTGAGTATGCAATTTATTCGATCTTGCATTTTTTGTTGATTTTCAGGACTTAATCTTCGTTTTAGTTTTCTTTTCTGTTTTAACAATCGCTGCTGCTGCTGCTTAATTTGATTTTGCAGCTTTTGTTTTTGTATGATCTTAGCTTCTAGTTTATCTAATTTTTCTTGTTGTAATTGGTTTTTATAATCACTGTCTGACAAGTTCAACAATTTTTTAATTATCGTTCTACTGATATTGTATTTTCTTCTAAGTTCTCTAATTGTACAACCATTATCATGATCTTTGACAATATCAGTAAGTTTGTCACTATATGACATTAGATATTTTTGATGTCGATCAGCTAGTGTTCTTTTAGCATAATATCTTTTATCTCTTATTTCCACATGATTATCTAGTAATAACTGCTTAACAATTTTTTTTAATACAATATATTTTTTACAAATTTGACTTAAAGAATCGCCATTTTTATAGTCACTTATGATCTGTTTAACAACCTCATCAGTTTTAATAAACTTAGCTTGTTCACAAAAAACACGAGTACGTAATCTTAAGCATTCCGGACAGTATTGCTTTAAAAATCTTCGAACTTGTGTACTAGACACTTTCCACAATTCAGATAACTCAGATACGTATCCTCGTTTTTCTTGATCATTATTTTTAGCTATATTTACTCGATCTAAAATGGTTTCTAATGACAATTCATTACCTGCAATTTTTTTATTTTCATTAAACTGAATACTATTTTGCTGTAACTCTTCAATTTTTTTAGCGCGTTCAACACTGCGTTGTTGCCGTCGTTCTTTCAATGCGTGTCGATATCGATCTTTAGCTGTTCTTAACATTAAAAATGACGCATTAATTTCATCGTTAACATCTAATGTCATATTACTAATCTGTTTTTGCAACAATTCAATACATTGATTTACATCTCTTAGTACATGTTTCGCTGTAAATCGTAATATAATCCATCCTTGAGACTTTGACCAATTGTCACGCTCACAATCAATCTTCTTTACATTACTTAGTGAATGTGTATTGCCATCAATTTCAACATCAATTTTCAACATTGGAAAAGCAAAATCATATTCATATCGACCATTCATGTAATTTCTTACCCAACCTGTAATATCATGTCGTTTAAGTGCACTTTCAAATATTTTTTCAGGCCAACTTATCTTTGATGAATGATTTAATCTATATGGTACTTTTTCAGGGTGTAAGTCTAAATACTTCTTTCTTGCTATTGAAATTCGTTGTTTAGCTTCATCTGACATCTTAAAAGTTTCAGGATGCATCTTGCGAAGTGATCGCCAACGTTCACCTTTACTTTGACGATGACCTGCCAATGCATGCTTAACTACAAGTTTACCAAATCGTTCTTGCAAAGTCGCTAAAAATGCGCCTTCATTGTACAACTTGCGAATTTCTTGAACTTCTTGTAATTCATTCATATCTACCTCCTTAGATAGATATGAACTATCAAACAAAAAGATAAGTCATTTGCAAGTGCAATCAGAATGTAAGTACCTGCAGTCGGATTTGAACCGACGACTCCGATATTAAAAGTATCGTACTCTGACCATCTGAGTTATGCAGGCATTTACTTAATTTCAAAGATCATTAATCATCATCGTCAATTGAATCATACAACTATCTAAGGGTGAATGATGGGACTCGAACCCACACAGTCTCTGGAGTCACGATCCAGCGCTTTAGCCAGTTAAGCTACATCCACCATAATTTCCTTGTCATTTGGCCATACCAATTTTGTGATTGGTTTTGGTTTCCGGCCCCATTTTTGTTTGTCTTCTTTTGCCATGTTCATGAATTCATCAAATACATCTTTAGGAAGGAAGCACTTTGAGACTTCAAGTTTTTCCATAGCGAGCCTCCCTAAAATAAAAAAACCCCGTCGATTGGTTAGATCGGCGGGGTTTTTTGTGTATGCTAATTTTTGTTTTTTAATACACTCAAACCCCGCCTGTCCATATATCATAACCTTCTTCTTTTCCAAGGTATGATAAATAGGACAACCCCATTACCACGTGCTTTACACGTTCTATTGATAGCGTGGTGTGAAGTTGTAAGGTTTGCATTACGTGCTCCAATTAAATAATATACAACAAGTTTCTTGAAATATTCCTGAATATAAAACAATAATCAATTGAAAAAGCGAAGATAAACCATGTTACTTACTTCTTTTTAGCTACTTCTTTGACCTTAATAACTTTTGTTGTGTCGTTGACAACTTTAGTAGTGTCTTTAACAACAGTCGTGACAGTGTCAGCTTTTGAAATAGCTGTCACTGACTGCTTTGCTGCTGGTTTCTGACTGATTGCGATTGCTACAATTATAGCAGCAGTTACCATGATTACTTTTTGGATGACGTTTTAGATAAGCGCGTTGTTGATCTTGATCGAGATCGTCCCACTTGCGTGCTTCTTTCAAAAACTCAGTTTGAATTACTGTAAGATGTTTCATATCTTTCACCTTTCAATAGTGTTGAAGAAATCAGCAGCTTCATCGCTGTCACTCCAATGTCCTAATCCCATGAAACCCGATATTTTCAAGAACTCATTTTGAATCACGGCTAAATGTTCATTGAATACTTCCTTTCGTTTTTAAAGTCTCATTCAATTTATCACTGATCCATTCATAAGGATCGCCCGTCCTAGCTTTTGCTGTTCCGTATGGCATTTCTTTTGTTTCCATGGTAAAATAGTCAAACAAATTTTCATATAATTCGTCTGATAATTCACCTGTTTTTTGAAATTTTTCAATATCAGACTTGCTATCAGAAATAATTTTCTTTAGTTTAGCAGCAAATTGCAATTCAGATATGTGTTTTTCTCTTGCTTTTTCTGCTTCAACACTATCAGGTCCATATTTTGGCCGTTTTTCACCAGGATCACCTATTTTTGGACCAGCAGTTAATCGTTTTTTCGATTTTGGATGAGCTTTAAGATATGCTTGTTGCTCTTTTCGAGACAATTCATTCCATTTACGAGCTTCTTTTACAAATTCTGATTGAACAATAGTTGCATATTTCATAAATACCTTTCTTTTCTTATAAACTTTTTAATTCCCATTTACTTGTAATTGCATCAGCATAGTTAATAATAAAATTCTTAGCTTCGTCTATCGTATTAAACTCTGGTTTTAACGTTATCCACTTCCAACTACAATTGGGATTTTTATCTTCCATTATGTCTGCTTTTTCTACCATCAATTTAATACGATGCGGCTTAGATGTAATGAGACCGACTTCTTTTCCACTGAATTTAATAGCGTTGTGATCTTCTGCAAAACTGCGCCACTTGCCTGTAGGTTTCTCAGTCTTAAATGTGAACTTGCTTTTTTTCAACGGTTTCTGTACTAGCTGTTCGCTGACCGATGATGTAACTGACTCGCGCTTAACTAATTCATCGGGAGCAGCATGACCTTCAATATTTTCATTATCAAGTTTAAACCTATACTTACCAGGAACTCCAGAAGACTCTAAATCCCGAATAATAGTTGCAGGTTCTTTATTTCCTTTACTATTAACTATATGAACTTTATCACCCACTCTATATCTAGCTGTTATCCTGCGTTTAGTCTTAGGATGTCTTGAAATATATGCCTTTTGCTCTTCATAAGACAGATCATCCCAATTACGGGCTTTTTTCAAAAATTCTAATTGAATAATAGCTACATGTTTCATATGCCTTTACTTCTCGTCAATCATTGATGACAAAGATTTTTAACTATTGTCTATTTCTTCTTTGATGTTTTTCAATCTAGATTCATCAATGATGAATTTATTTAATCCACCTTCAGCAGCTTTTACTGTATAGAAATTGTTTGATTTATCAAGTATCATCTTATAATCGTCTTCTAACGTTTTCTTCTGAGACATTAATTCTCTATTTTCACCTAATTTGCTTGAAATTTCTTGCATTCTTGGATACATATCACGCATATTAAAAGGCTTAATGTTATCAATTATTTTTCGTACTTCATCTACTAAATTCGTATAATAATTCTTTATAGCTTCTTTCTTTTCTGGTTCCATACGCTTTTTAATTCCAAAAGACACGTATGCTTTTTCATCGGTCCTCACATATGTTTTCATCGTATCTTCATCAAACCACGGTTTTGATCGCGCCCAACTTTCAAATATTTTCGTATATTTTTTCTCTGACCCTTCATCCCATCTCGGATAATCATCGTCTTCTTCGCCCGGCCTGCTATGCCAAGTGCCTAAATGCCTAAAATCAACTTCAAGATATTTGACCTCGCCTTTATGATTTTTTTGTACATGTACTCTTTCTCTTTCATCTGAATCGTACCTCTCTCCTCCTAAATTTAGTGATTCTAAAGAACTTTTAATTGCGTCTGCTGGAAAAAGTTTGCGCTCTTTCAATTTTTCTGGCAATTTTTGTTTAACTGGTCCAGATTTTTTCGATTCTACAAGCTGTGTTTCTGGTTCTACAGCTGTTAAATATGATCCGCTAATAGCATTAGCTTTAAAACCATCTCCGAATGATATATTATAATAACTTGTAGCAACTTTACCATTGTCGACCTCAATGGCTTCGACTGTTGCTTTCTGACCTTGATGGTCAAATAATTTTTGAAATGTCTGTTGGTCTATACCAAAATCTTCAGCAGTAAAATCTGCTCTAACTTTATCAGTATGAAGATCAAAGATTGCCTGTTTACCGATTAATTCTTTAGATTGTGACTTCTGTACACTAGCTTGTTCAGGTCTGGCTGTTAATCTTCTTTTTGTTTTTGGATGTCTCGAGAGATAGCCCTTCTGTTCTTCATAAGAGAGATCGTCCCACTTTCGAGCTTCTTTCAAAAATTCTGTCTGAATAGTTGCCAAATGTTTCATGAATGTGATGCTCCTTTGCCAGATTTACTTACGATATAAACTGCAGGTATAAATCTATAGTGTTGAGACACTACACGCCCTGGCTGTAGAACTGCAGACCCAAATCCACTGTTAAAAATTGATGGTCGTTGTCTTCTCGATCTCAGTTGATTGATCCTAACGCCGCCCTTGCGATAATCTACACTGACAACTTCTGCCGACCAATTATAGTCATGACCTTTAATCATTATAGTATCGCCTGGATGAATACTCATTAAATTAATTTTTTCTCGACCCTCTTCAGTGCGTCGTTGTTTTCTATTGTTAATAGCTTGATCAAAATCTTGTCGTACCTTTTTTATCCTCTGGGCATCCTTTTCTGAAGTTTTACCTATAAATGTTAAGCCGGGACCATACGTGCCCGAATGTTTAGTATGCCAATGCTTGCCGTCATCTGTCGTGACGTTTATCGTCGTCCATTTATGTCCATATTTAATGCGAACAATAGTTCCTTCGATGCCATTTCTAAGTTTAACTCGATCACCTGTACTAAAATGTGATCCTGTTGGCCGTTTAACTTTTTCAACTTTTACTTTTGGCGCTTTAAATTCTCGCATTTCTCTAAGACTTTTAACAGGTTTTGCGTCCTTGAGCACTACAAAATTTTGCTTAATATAATTGTTAACTGCTTCAACAGCCTCGCCTGATGACCTTTGTCTAGCGATAAGTTTATTTGACGATCTGACTAATCTATTTACTCGTCTGTTAAGAGCATTTACTATTTTCTGTGTTTTCGGTGCTGTTAGATCGTGCTCTCTCAAATCATACGTTTTAGGATTATTACGCGGAGGTGTGCCGTTTAAAGCTTTTTCTAAAACCCAGCTAACTTTTGCTCTTGGGACTTTAATGTAATTTTTATTAATTTTGTCGAGCAGTCTATTTAACTTCTTCACACCGACGACTATTCGTTTTGAACCAATCATTTCATTAAAATCGGTCTCAACTCCTTTTGCTCTCGGCTTTGCCGTCAATCTACGTTTAGTTTTTGGATGTCTCTTAATATACCGCTTTTGCTCATCATACGACAAATCTTTCCACTTTCTCGCTGTTTTAACAAATTCAGCTTGTATAACGGCTAAATGCTTCATGAAGATCACTCCATTGATTTGTGTTTTCGCTTATAACTAACGGGTATATAATCTGCAAAAGCAAATACTATATTATCATCACTTATACCTTTTGCTTTAAAAAATTCCTTTAACGTAGGATCTTGTTCTAAGCGATTTCTAACAGTATCATATACAGCATCATCATTTTCAAGCATGCCGCTGCTTTTTAAGTCTCTAGCTATTTGACGACCGAGCCTTTTAACTTTGCGGTCTGTCCATATTTTCTTTCGTTGTCCTCTTGGCTCTTTCGACCGCTGTAATTTGCGTTCTTCGCGCCTCAGTTGTCGTTCTTGCATTCTTTTTTGAAAAGCAGCTTCTTCTTCTTTGGTAGCACCAAAGAACAATTCAACGCCTGAATCTTCGTATGGATGAGGCGTTCCTTTTGATGTTCCCGAACGATAAAAATTACTTACTATTACTGGAATATTATCGATCGTGCCTTTTGCTATTTGCATTTCTAATCGTTCGCCTAATGATTTACCAGTATACGCCTGTTCTTTTCCGCCTTCTGATAAATCTAATACGACCGGTTTCGATTCTTCACCTGACGACTCATCAAATATTGGAGTAAGCTTTAACTTTTCTACTAAATTTTTATAAAGATCATGATTTTCATTAGCATCAATGTCTTGAGTTTCAGCATCTTCGCTTATAATTATATGTCTAATAGGCTCTTTTAATCCATTTATTTCTTGACGGATTTTTGAACCATAATGCATAAACAATGTTTTATGAATGTCTTCTTCTTGGGGTTCTAATGGCGGCAATTCATTTATAACATCTACGGTTCGCATTTTCTTTGCATTGTCGTATATCTTTTTGAATCGTGTATAAGTCTGCATAGCTTCTGGCGTCGTGTCGGCAAAAGAATGATCGGCTTTAATGTGTGTTAAGACTTTATCTTTATCTACAAATTTTCGATCGCACAAAGGACAGACTTGAAAACTAGTATCTGACATTGGTGGTTGAACTGTTATTCGCTTTTTAGTACCTGGATGTTGTTGAATATATTTACGTTGTTCAAAATAATTCAAGTCATTCCAATATGGATCAGATAATGCTAATTTCATAAATTCTTTACTAATCGCAGATAAGTGCTTCATGCTATGCTCCTTGCAATGTTTGCATTGAATGTTGATCTTTCATGTGCCGTGTTTTTTCATATCTCTTAATTCGTCTAAATTTGGGTTTTAATCTATATCTTTTTCTTTTTATAAAATCGTGAGGTTTACCCGTAACAACTTTCTTTGATCCCGGATGATCTTCTAAATATTGTCGTTGTTGTTGCATATTCATTTTCATCCAACGACGACTATATTGTTTTGCAAATTTCAAGAATTCAGTCTGTATCAATGCTACATGACTCATAAAATCATTTTTCTAATTCAAAATTAAAATTTGTCCATCCTGCGACCGGCACTGCTTTGACTGGTGAAATGCCCATACCAAACTTTAAGCTTACCACATCATAACCTAATAATTTAAGCAACGTCATGATCTGGCTTGACGTATGACCCACATAACAATAAACTAAGATCTTTTTATCTTTTGGAAGCGATTCTAAATTTTTTTCTTTTAATATATCTAACCAAAATATGTTAATCGCATTTTTGATATGACCCTTTTTAAAACTGTCTTTATCGCGTAAATCAATCATTAAGTCAAACGGATTTTTCTTTGCTTCGATCTTTTTATTTAATTCTTCAGGCGTGATATAATTCCAATCATCTTCAGTATTTTCAAGATACTTTTTTGCGAGCGCTAAAATATTGTCTTCAACAAATTCATTTTGTATTTTAGCGAAATGTTTCATTTATAACTGCCCGTGTAGTTTCATGCTTTTTGCTCTTTTTAATGCAATTTTATATTGTTGGTTGCCAGGATCTAATTTATTTAACCGTTCGATTGCATTAATTATCATCAACTTATGTTTAAATGCCGCAAATCCTCTACCAATAATAGAATATCCAAATCCTTGTATCAAATCGTCAGCATTAGGATTACTATCATGAATCTCTTGTAACTCTTTATCAGTCGGATCGCGATATTTAGTTGCAGTAAAAAAACTGGGTTTTTTATGACTAGAACTCTTATCACTTATTGCCATTTTAAAAAATTCATTTTGTATAGCTGCTAAATGTTTCATTGATAATGTAGCTTTATTCATGAATTTTCCTTTTCAGTTAATCTATTTTTTAAAAATTCATATAATAATCGCACGCCAAAACCAGTAGCATAATGTGGAATTTCACCATGCGAGTGATCGATCTCATCTCGCACGTCTTCGTTAAATGCTACATTTGACATGTCGATATGAGCCCACGTGACATCATTGACAAATTGTTGAATGAACACTGCCCCCATAGCTGACTTTGCCTGTTGTTGTTCAAACGAATTCCTATAATCAGCAATATCGCTCTCTACAGATTTCTTATAATCTTTGAACAGCGGCAACTTCCACACTCTTTCGTTAGTGAGTTTACCCGCCTTATACAGTTCGCGAGCAAGTTGATCGTTGTTAGTAAATAAACCAGCAGCTGATTTACCAAAAATGTTAATTATTGTCCTAGTCAATGTGGCAATGTCAATTAACATTGTCGGTCTAAAATTCTCGATACAATAAGAAATAGCATCTGCAAGAATCAAACGACCTTCTGCATCAGTATTATCGATTTCCACCGATTTACCATTATAAGATGTATAAACATCACCTGGGAAATAAGATTTACCATCTATAGAATTATACGTTAACGGTAATACGCAAACTATATTGATTGGCAACTGCAATATAGCCACAGCCTTCATTAGCGCTGTCATTGTCGCAGCGCCAGCAATATCTTTTCTCATTGATTTAATTTGTTCTGGTTCTTTTAATACAAGACCACCAGTATCAAAAATAATACCTTTACCAATTAACGCTATTTTACCTGTAGAAGTTTGATTACCTGCGTATTGAATTGTGACCACTCTTGCAGGATATGGTGAGCCTTTACTAACTGCTTGTATTAAACCAAATCGCTTCATTATTTCGTCAGGAAGAATTGTGACGTCTAATCCTAATGGTACTAATTCATTCTTAATAAAATTAGCAAAAATTTCAGGATATTTATCTTTTGCATTTTTATTAACCATGTCTCTAGCAAAATTAGTGCATTCACAAACAGTTTGTATTTCTTTTAAATCATCTTCAGTAATCTTATCAGTAGTAATTTCTATAGCTGATAGATGATGATATTTTTTTGTCTTATAAAAATCAAATTTATACGAACCTAAAATTATTCCTTCAACACAAGCAATAGTTAATCGTTTATTGAACCACGCGGGTATTATTATAGATATTTTCGGCCATTTAAGATATTCAGTTTTTTGTATGCCGTGAGCAGTCGTAGTCCTAATGACATTCGCAGAGACTTCTTCACCACAACCACAGCAGACTATCAAATCATTACCATCAGTGCGAACATTAACTTCATTCACTTCGGCATTAAAATCGTTAAAACGATTGTCAACCGTTCTAAAAAACATCAATTTGCTTTTGAAGTTTGACCGGTCAACTAAATACAAATTCATCGCACTCTTATCAAGCGCCAGCCTTATAAACTCATTATGTATAGTCTTATATTTCATATAATATCACCTGCAAATACTTTTGACTTATCAATAGCGACGATCATTTTGTTATTTATACTAGATTTTTCGAGTGTCAAGCTTCTAGACCATGGCACATCTAATTTATATTGACCAGTTTTTGCATTGAAAAATACGGCCGTGCAATAAACTGTTTTCTCTAAATTATGTTCTTGATAAGTGAATTTTAAAACTTTATCGACTGCAGCTGCAGATTCAAGTTGCCAATCAGTGTCAGGCGGTGAATTCCTATCAATTTCTGGATCTTCACTATCGATTTCTCTCTTTGTCGCCTGTCTATTTTTAATACTAAAAATAACTAAAATGATGCATACTAAAACTATAGTTATAGCACTAATTGTAATTGACATTATACAATCCTTTTTTTATTTAACTATTCTGTAATAGCGCTTTTATAAAATAAATAGACAGTTTACACGACATTGACAGTGCTACTGATTACTAATCCATGAACTACAAACCACCAAAATCACCGTTCACCCAAATTAAGCCTATAGCTAAAAAATTTTTCAAACGCTTTAGATCGCCACAAGATATATTAAAAACGAAGAAAAATTATCTCATTAAACTATTGAAACCTCTCGGTCTTTATAGAAGACGAGCGACAATAATAAAAAAATTCAGTCGCGAATATGTTAATAAAGAATGGACATTACCAATTGAATTATATGGCATTGGTAAATATGCCAATGACAGCTATCGCATCTTTTGTACTGGCGATTGGCAGAAAGTCCGACCAAAAGACAAAGCATTAAGATTGTATTGGAATTGGTTAAATGCCCTAACGCTCTTAGTCATCTTCTGAGATTGCTATTCCCATAGTCGTGGTAACTTGTACGACAGCACTAGTGTCTCTACCGTGTGAAATCATAGATTTTCTGACAGTAAAACACGCTCTTTTATATATCTTTCCACATTTCAAAAGCTTTATTATCTACTTGTTCAATCGACGTAAGAGGTATTCTCCATCCGCCAACTATTACCTTCGATCCCTTTGTACCTTCAACAATTCCACTCGCAGTCCCTTTACTTGGATCATATCCTGGCGGTTCTTGTTTCACTCTAATTGGCCTAAAAGTTCTTCTAGTTAAACGTCTTCTAAATGATTGAGGTCTGTACTTTGTTTTCCACGATACTCTTTTCCCAATGAGCTCTTCAGGTTTAATTTGGACTTTACCTCGTTCTTCTTTTGGAACTTGCTTAGTTTTAGTAATCAATGATACGGGCACTTTCCATCCATTGTCTGTTTTAACATAAGCACCGTGTTTTCCTGCTTTAACTCCCGTCACCCTACCCGTCATTTCTCTTCCAAAATTCTTTCGCGATGTCCATGTGATGATTTTGCCCATCAAATCTGCATGTTCTTCTTTTTCATGCTGATGTTCTTCTTTTTGTTCTTTTTTATATTTTTGTTCAGATCTAATGTGTTCAAGCTTTTCAAGCAATTCTTGTGGCGGTTGTCTATCCGGATTATTAATTGCAAATTCATATACATCGATTATAGCTTGCTTGCGATCTGCTAATTCACGAGCAATGTCTATCGGTCCTGCGTCTTCCCATCGTCTCGCACCTCGTTCACCACGAGCCATTATGGATTGTATTTTCTGTTTTAACTTTCTGATTTTAGCTTCGGCTTTAGTTCTTGAAATTCCTTTAAAATTATCATTATAAAAATCCAAAATCGTATCGCCATGTGACTCACTAGATTCGCTTAAAGACTGTCCACTATCTGGTCTAGCCGTGAGTTTTCGTTTACTTTTAGGATGTCGTCTCAAATATCCCTTTTGATCTTCATATGACAAATCTTTCCATTTACGAGCTTCTTTTAAAAACTCGCACTGAATTGTCGCACTGTGTTTCATAATACATACCTTTTGATTTGTTTTTTCTTGAAATATGTTCTTTACATGCTTAATAATCTCTTTCAAATTGATTTAATCGTTTATAGTTTTGAAGTGTCAGACGTCGGTGTGAGTGCCGGACAGCAAGTATATTTGCGAAATCCAAAAACTGGAAATAAGGTTAAATTTACATTATTTAAAACTGATAAAGATAGTACAGGTGAAGATACGTATGGTTGGTGGTATCAAAGTGAAAATGGTAATTTCAAACTATTAATTGTGACTGCTCCCCCGACTAAAGTCGGGGGCTTCCATGAGCCCTCACCCGTGTCTCGCCTTGCGGCGGGGCACAGGTCGCTCAACAGACTCCAGCCCGAGTCTGAGTATCTCTAAAGCAGAGTTCATATCTCTGCTCGTTTTGAAACCGCAGTGAGGACAGTGATGTAC